CCAACATGGTCCGCCAAAGTTTGCGCTCCGTCTTTGGTGTATAGATTAGGAGGGGTTGCCGCAGATGTTAAAACAGGCGCAGGCTGTGAAACCAGTTTGCCGCCAGCTTCGGCGAACTTGTCGGGGTCGGGCGCATTAGCTTTATCTGTTGTAGGGATTTTAGCTTCTGATGCAGGAGTCTGGTTTTTCAGGATGTCGCGAATCTCGCCGATGTTGAAGTTGGTGATGTGCTGGTTCGAGTATCCCAAATTCTGCAAATCTTTGACCGTCTGCCGATTCATTTCGGGGTGGGTCTCTTCAGGCTCGATTGCGGCAGGTGCCGCGCCAGGCGATTTGAAAGTTGAGGCTTGGTCTGGTACTCCGCTGCCTGTGGTCTTATCCAGAAGTTCTTTCGCGCCGTCCGCCCCATGCGCTGCAGCCAGCAAACCCATAACGGTGTCCGCGCCCATATGCGTCAGAAGTTGTTGCGCTTCGGCGAATGCATCATCGTGTTCGGCTTTTGTCTTCGCGTGCTGGGCGGTGTCGACGGCGGCTTTCAGCGCGGGGTACTGGTCATAAACTGATTTGGCGATTTGTCCAGCGAACAATCCCGACAGGACCTTGGGAATGATTCCAGCTTCGCCCACTCCTGCGGTCGCGGCAACCGTCCCGATGGTGGCGGGAGATGTCAGACCACCTGCGGCTTCGAGAGCGCCAGCGGCAACGGGCGCCTTGCGCTGTTCTTCGGGAGTCAGGGCTTCTTCGGGTGACAGGAATTGCTCCTGCCCGTATTTCGGATTCTCGACAGTGCGCGAGGAGTAGCGCGGGATGCCTTCGGTGACAACTTTCTTGGCACGCTCCGCAAGTGTGGGCGCAGGCGCGGCTTCAACGGTCGGACCCTTCGGGTTTGGATTTACCTTGAGGAACGGCGCGCGCGTGTCTTTGGCAGGGTCATATTCGGGGTTCAGGTCAATCGGGATGGATGCGGACGCAGTCGGGTCCGTAATCGGAATCGAGTCCGATGTCGGCGGTACTGGCGTAACTGGGGTCTCTTCTGCCACAAAGTCTCCGAATTACGGGTTCAAGATGTGCATGTTTGGATCGGTGGCCCGAGCGGCCTCGATGTTCTCTTGCGGAATGTCATACACCCCGCCGTTGCTGCTCAAAACTCGATGGTGGCCGTCAGGAATCGACGGGAAGTGTGGTTGCCCATCAGCGCGAGGCGCAAGAGGGGCTGCAGGCGTCTTTGGCTCCTCGGGGGTCTTCGTACCCTTCCCGCTGGCGGAAGTCGCGTCACCGACCGCCGCAGCGGGTTTCTCAGGGGTAATCGCAGCAGTGGTAAAGGCTTTCAAGATGTTCGGGTGTGCCTCGGCAACATCCAAGACCTTGGGATCGAGCGCGGCCACCCGCTGAACGGCTTCGGTCACTTTGTCGACAGGCGGCTTGACGGGCATGGATGCATGCTTGGCGTCCAGCAACCGCTTCTTGAATTCGTCGGGGACGGCCAAGGGCGTGAGGTGTTGAATCAGTTCGTCAGGAGATTTGGAATGGAAGGCATCCCATAGCTCGGATTTTTGCTGGTCGTTAATCGTGGGCTCGCCCGCGAGAACAGGAGCCGCGTGGTCCATAAACGGATTGGGTGTTGTGCTCATTACGAAACTTCTTTCTGCAGACATAGCGCACAGCTAGGATTTGAAATTCCTCGCCCCGCATGCCAGCGTTTATGATTTCCTGCCCATTTAGCGACGGACGTTGATTTCTGTTTTGCAAGTGAAAGAGCCGCAGCCCACGTGCGGGGTATCCCAATCAGACTCTGACTTATATGGAGTCTGTGCGCCGCTGACTTCGGTTTCCCCGCATGCGTCGTACTCAGTCGAAGCAAAGCCGCCGCCGAAAAACATCCCGTTTTCCCTTTATTCCAAGGAACCTGACCAAGATTTTTGCCTTTTTTAGCTACACTGAGTTTACGGTTCATTTCAGGAGTTCGCACAAGCCCTGCAGGGCCGTCTCCCCCGTTCGTCATATTCCGCAAGCATCCCGTCCCTAAATCCTTGCGCCCCCAATTGCGAATCAATTCACACTCAGTATCAAACGCCTCTTGCTCTGAGTTGCGGTCAAAAAGTAAAATCCGAGATTTATCTTTCGGAGGTTTTACGACATGTCCGCTCACATGAAAGGCTCGGTCACCCTTGCCTTTTCCAGCATAATAAGGCGTTCCATCTTCCCGCATCCACAGATAAGCATAAAAATTCATAGATTATGAGATACCTATTTCCGCTTCGATTTTTCCTAAAAGGACTTCGAAACTCATTTCACCACGTTCATCTAAAAATACGCCTATGATTCCCCCAGGCTGGCACGCGGCTTTCACGTTCGGAATACCCATGATAGCTTTGATGGACGAATTATGCAAGAAGAAAGCGGTCGGCAAGCAGTTGTATGGGGCAGCGAGATATGAAAAAATGATTTGAATTCTTTGCTCCAATTGATTGTGACTCTCGCCATCAGGAATCATCAAGGAAGGATCGTCGAGATATTTTTGGAATTCTGCAAGCCGTTCGGGTGTTTTTTCCTTGCCCGTGAAACCCGCCACCATCCATGGACGAAGATTCGGTTCCGTACCTAGAAACGGGCAGCATACGGACCCCGTATCCATAAGAAATTGTGCGGTATGAACGGTGCGAGGAAGGTCGGACGCAATTACTCGACCGATGCGCTCGAAAGAAAGCCAACGTGCGGCGGCCTCGGCTTGCTCTTCTCCTTTTGCGGAGAGGTCCATCCCCGACCAGCCATCCCAAACATGCATATTGATTAACTCGCCATGACGGCACAGGTAGCCGATGCATTGATGTGCTGGGTCAAAGTTAAACATCATTTCCTCAATGTGGAGCAGAGTGCAGGACTCGAACCTGCGTGGGTTTCCCGCTAGTTTACAAAACTAGTGCTGTCGCCGCTGAGCCAACCCTGCATAAAAACATCATACCGCGCGCGCCACGCGCTGTCAAGCACAAATTTGGCAGGCCATGGGTGAATTGAACACCCTCCCCTCGGGTTGGAGCCGAATGTGCTACCGTAACACTTACGGCCTGCAGAAAATTGGAGCGAGACCCGAGAATCGAACTCGGCTGTTCTGGGTGGAAGCCAGATGCCCTGCCAATAGGCCAGCCTCGCTTAGAAAATGGTAGGGGAAGCAGGATTCGAACCTGCGACTTCTCGCTTCCAGGGCGAGCACGCTGGCCAGACTGCGTTATTCCCCTACTGATGATGGTCTGCGCGGCAGCCCGAGTTCTACGTCGCAGGAATGAAACCTGCGCACGATTGTCACCCTATTCTTGCTGCCGCGCGCCATCCGTGGGCTTCTACTTCTTTTACGAGACGGCGTCCCGTTTCGCGTGGGACCTTCGAGGGGCTGCCTACCGACCCAGACTATCTTACCACAATTACGTGGAGTGGGTGCGACGCTGGGCTCGCTCGTAAATTTGGTGGACATGGTCAGTTCTGCCCTGACTGCCTCCGCATTGCAAATGCGGCGCTCTCCTGATTGAGCTACACGCCCGAAATCTTACACGACTCGATTAGACTGATCCCCAGCTTGCGCCAGCGCCGCATCACGCTCGGCGGATTGCCCAGCGGGAAGATGAGTCACAGGCGGATTCGACGCCGACGGCATTGTCGACAGCGGACTCGACTTCGGCACAGCGGCCATCGGATAGCCTGGTGTGGCGAGCGCAGTACTCGGATTGAAATTTGGCGTAATGACGGCCATAATGCCTCCTGTTTAGACTTGCGGCGAAGCGTTCAATGACGGCTTCCATAATGCGAGGACGTTCGCGCCGCCGTTATCGAGGACGGTCGTAATCTCCGCTTGAAGAGCCGCTGGTTTCAAACTCTGACCGTTCGGTGAAACGGTTTGGTGCGTCGTGGTGTCGACATCTTTGCCGAGACCTTCGGTGCCTGGTGCTTGGGTAACGGGGAATCCTAACGGTAGAATTAATGCTGGCATGTTGCCTCCTCTTGATGACTTGCGAAATTCTTACTTCTGGTTCGGTTGGCGCCACAGAGCCAAGATGGGTTGACTTCCACCATTCACCAGCGCGGCTTCAACCAATGCGCGGATCGCGGCGGGCGTCGCTACCGTTCCGTCGGGCGTGACTGCAAATCCAGTCGCCGTATCGATTCCTTTTCCTAAGCCTTCTTGTCCGCCGCCATTCGCGACGGGGAAATTTGGTAACAGCAATAATGCGGGCATGGTGCCTCCTATAAAAAAAACCCTCTGGGTTTACAAGTCCCAGAGGGTGCTATGGGCTTGCGCCCGAATCTGTTGTTCGAGCCTCGTTTTACACGAAGTTCAGAGAAAATTCATCTAGGGTCACGATGTTTCCGATTTCGGCGACGCCCTGCGTCGCGGTCAACAGGAAGTTCAAATCCGCTTCGCCGACGAGTCCAGTAATTGGCGTAATCGCCGTACGCGGAGTGGTTGTCCCGAACACGTTTGCCTGGTAGTACCCTTCCAAATTGCCCTGGCTGTCCAACTGGACAAAGGCGTCAAACTGGAAGGAGCCATTGGTCGCGCCTGCGCCGAGCGTCCCTGCGACCGAAAGGCCGACCAGGTTCGAAGCAGCGATGACGATTGCCGAAGTCTCGGCGGGCGGTGCGGGGAACGGAAGGTTGGCGGCGGGAGTCTCATACAGCTTGAGAATCAGCGTCGCGACGTTGGCGGTTGTTGCCGTCAGCGTTCCCGTGGCATGAATCCACAGAACCTGGCCAGTGCCCTGATACAAGCCAGTGACGCCAGCAGATAACGGAATGAATCCCCCGCCAGTCAGAGTCAGGCCGTTGTTGTTCAACTGAAAGACTGTCTCAGTTGTGGTGACGACGGTCCCGAGAATCGAGGCAATCGTCAGTTGCTGAACTCCAGCAATTTGGCGTCGGATGGTAGATGCGTTCGGCACGGTAGTTCTCCTATGTGTTTCTCAAAAGATTGCAAGTACAAAATTCCTTGTTGCATGTCTTCGACTGAGTCGTTGAACAACCCGAGCGCGACATTATGATTGCGGCAGAGAATCAATCTGTTCTGTCCGCTTTCATGGTCGTGGTCTTGACAGGGCGAGTCGCCGCGCCTGCCACGAGGCCCAAAGGGGTGATTTCCGATGGGGCACAGATTGTTTTGTTTCACAATCTGCGCTTCAAAATCTACTACCGAAATGCCGTGCTCGTGCTTGTAGTACGCATTTCGTAACGCATCTGGATGTCTTGACAGATAATCTTTTGTGACTGCCGCATATCCGCCGTGCGTGTCCAGATACTTTTTGTGTTTCCGCTTATCACTCGCTTTGGCTGCTGGGCTGTTCGGGTCTTTGTAAGGCATGATTGCCCTCCAAGACCTATTATGCTACAACCCCTGACCGAAAGTCAAGCGAAAAACTTCAAAGCACTTAAACGGCTGAAACCTCAGACCTTACACGCCGAAACCCTGGTGTATTGTTCGTGTTCGGGCGGGCAACGACGCCAAGGAACCAGTCGTAAGAAACAATCGCGCGGGTCTGGAGCATCGGGTTCGAAAGATCGATGTCGCCGTCGCCGAACGTCTTGACGTTCACCTTGAAGCTGGGGCTGCGCGGAACTTTCACGCCGAGCAGTTCGGAAGCCAGAACAGCTTCGCGTCCCACGATGTACGTCGCGTATCCAGTCTTCCCGGTCGAGGGGTAGTTGGAATACGTCGGTGTCGTCTGGGTGCGGATGATGCGAACGCCCGCCCATTCGAGTACCGAGTAGCCACGTGTCATGTCTGTCTTCAAAACTGTGGCGCCCGATTCCGAACGCTTCAGTGTGTCAACAGCCGACCCGGCTGAGTTGTCGGACATGAAATCATAAACAACGTACGGATGCATTGCGCTTGTGTACAGCCCGCCGTCACGTCCTGGGACCGCGTTGCCCATCAACTGGGACTCGGCCTTGCGGATGGTGTTGGAAAGCATGTACTCGTTGTCAAGCAGGTCGATGCGGCCCGAGGGCTGCGCAACGCAGGCTGCTTCGAAAGCGTTAATCGCGATCAGGTTGGCTGTGAGCGCGCCGCGATAAGACAGGTTGCGGGTAGCGTCCAACGTAATGTCCGCGAGGAACATTTGCTGAGCGACGTTCGAGACGCCGATCCAGTCGCCGTATTCGTCGGCGAATGCATCGCTGAACACTTGGTTCAGTTGGAGCGACGGACCAGGAATTCCTTCGGTCAGATCGTAAGTCGCGGCAGCGAACGGAGTCTGTCCGTAGAACTGAAGCGTCCGGCCTGAACGCCGAGCCAGAGGACGGAAGTCGCAGAGTTCCTCCAAAAACGGAGTGTTGAACTGCCATTCCATGATCGCAGTCCGCTCGTAAGCGATCTGAGGAAATCCTGCTAGGGTGGTACTCTGAACACCTGGAGGGAGTATGATTGTCGTTCTCCTTGAGGGTCGTAATCGACCCGAAACTTTTGAAGTCTCTTGCTCAAGGAGTGCCTTCTACTTATGGAAAGGATAGTCTAAAACCTAGGATTTGCGACTGCGGATAAGTTCTTTTTTGTGGTTGTGGTTGCAGCAAAGGGTCTGATATCCTGAAGGAAATTCTCGTTGAATAAGGTAGAGGTAAAAATTCCAGCCTCGGGCGTTTCTGCCACCTAGGGCTCGTCGTTCTTCCGCTCCCGTATCGTCGATATGGTCTAAAACCAGCATATCAATGTCATCTACGAGACATCCATCCCACGCACAGCATAAAACCCCGTTAGGGCTGTAGCGGGTTAAAACTTCAATGCGGATATCATTTCGGCGCTGTTTACAATAAACCTTGAGTTTTTCAGCACCTGCGAGGCGTCGCGCTTTAATTCTTTCAGGGTGTTTTGCAGCATAACGTGCTCGTCCTGCGAGTTGTGCTGGTGTGGATTTTCGAATTCGGGGTACTCGAAATTGGCGTTCCATCTTCGTCTCCTCCTAGAAAGGAAAGACCTGGGCTGAGAGCGGTTCGAGGCCGCTCTCGGTGCCCGGCTAACATGAGTCCGATCAAGACCCACGACTTGATAATACAGCACGTCCTTGATAACGTCAAGTGAATTCTTAGGGGATTATATAGTTGACTCCCTCAATCATCGGGGCGGACATCGCGATCTAAAACCATAGACCAATCAACATCCAACAAATCTTTTTGCGTTGACTGGAGTAGGTCATTCCATTGGCGTTTTGATTCGAGTTTGACAATGCTCTGCGAGCGATTCGGATATGTCGCCACGAGCAGCGCCTTCCTGTCGTCACGGTCGAGTGTATTCCAGACTTTTCCGCCTAAAACCATCTGTATCTCCTTTCAAATCATTCGGGAAGTTGTCCTACCTCAAGAAACACACCGTGGTGAACGCCTATAGTCTTATTGTCAGCGATCCAAACCACGCGACCATTCGCAAACGTGATTTTCTCTGGCATCGTTTCTTCGTCTGCGATATAGTTCCGAGATTGATTTAAGGCAGAATTAAAGGCGCATTCCGCAAGCCCTTTGGCACCATCGGGGTTCATTCTTTCTCCCGCCCGATCCCACCATTGTTCAAAAGTTTCCATATTTAATCCTCCTGTAAATATCTTCACTTTGTTAAACACCCCTGTGTTTTCTAGCACTTACCGCAGGGGAGTCATCTATATAATACCCAATTCTTACATTGCTTTTGCGCGGAACTGATTAGTGAACGCAGCGTTGGGGTCAACGCCGTTGGCGACCTGAGTATCTTTCCATGCCTGCAAAATCTCTGCAGGAGTTGCGTTGTCGGGAACCAGTTTACTGGCCGCGACAACCGCTGGATTCACTACAGGCGCGCTGCTGGTGCCAGAACTTTGGCCGAAAAGTGAAGATGACATCGAGCGAACTTTTGCAGCCGCCGCAGCGCGAACAGCTTCTACCGCAGGCTGCGCCACTGCAGCAGCCGCTACAACGGGGTCAGCCACAGCAGCAGCAGCCACTGGAGTCGGAGCATCCGCATCGCCGTGCGGAAAATAAGAATGCGATTTCTTCATGGCCGCCCATGCTTGCCCCATCGCCGCGACTTTATCTTCCGCATCAATGAGACCCAACGCCGCGAGTTTATCGCCAAGCAGTTCGCGATTTCGCTCGCCGCCTGGCCAGTCGGCGCCTACTGTATTGCGGAAAGTTTCTGACGCGACCTCCCACGAGCGGTGCGAAACTGCGAGTGCTTTGGTTGTGGCATTTTCGTCCACGATCTCTTTCAACGCGGTAGGGTTAATCCCTCGCTTCACGAGATATTCATCCAGCGCGCCAGTTTGCTCAATGTAATCGGCGGCGGTAACTTCGCCACCTCGAAACTTCCGTTCCAGTTCCGTTCGGGCAATCGCTGCCGCTTCAGCCGCTTGGATCGCAATGGCTGGGTCGACTACGGCGACGGGCGCGACGGGCTGCTGAACATTATAGGCCACCTTGTAGGCGTTGAGAATTTGACGGTCAAGTTCACCTTCGGTGGATGATTCGAAGTGAAAGGTTTTTCCGCCGATGACTTCATCTCGCGTGAACGTCTGATTGGCTCTTGCGATTTCGGCAGCCGCAGCGGCATCAGCAGCAACCTTGTCCGCTGCAGCCTGCGTAGCGTCAGCTTGCGCTTGGTCATGTTCGGTGCGGATGGCCAACTGCTTCTCGGCCTCTGCCAGCAACAGCCCCCGAACGTCGGCGCTGCTCACTGCCGCTTGAATAGCAGCAGCCAACTCGTCGGTCATGGCGACTTCAGGTAATACGAGAATTTCGTCGTTCGTGCTCATTGGAATACTCCTCTACTTATGAATTAGAAAGTCTAAAACTGTAATAAGATTTCATCAGTACGTCCCAGGGAGGCGCCCATCAAAATCCATCTCACTGAACCGCGTCAGGACTTCTTGACGGACGAAATCCCCAGTCTCAAGAACTTCCGTAACGGACTTGTCGGTTAGATTGGTATGCGCGGCTTGTTCCTGTACGCCTGTGCGAATCGCGTCTTGGATTCTGGCGAAGAGAAGTTCATGATGCTCTTTGGCCGTTTTCGCGCGCACATTCAACACCATCAACTGGTCTTTATCCCAGCCTGGATAATCTGTCGCAATGGCGGTCAGAGAGTTTACAATTTCAAGGGAGATTTGAATGATATCCCGAAAACCTTGGTTCGCCCTGACGCTCATCAAACGCTGCGCGCGTTCAATTGCAGGTGTGGATATTGGCTCAAATGTTGCGCTCATTTTATGCTCCGTTCAAAATTAGAATGCTGTTCTATCCATCGTTGCGAACGCGCCCGTCGCCGCGCGACTCAAGCCTTTGGCTTGGGGCGTAGCCTCTTGCGCTTTAGCGGCGGCAGCTTTCTCTTGCAACTCCAAATTGTTCTGGTGGTCTGCTGCGCCCGCCGCTGTGTTCAGCGTGTGCTTACCTGTTTCGATAAGCATACGATTCTCGCTCTGGTTGTTGTCCACATCTTTCTTCACTTCGCCCTGCGCCTGAATGCCTGCAATCTTTCCTTGCGCTTGCGCGGCCTTGGTGTTCGCCGCCAGGCGTTGTTTGTCGGAATCATCCATCGGAACGATAACCTTTTCCTTGTATGGCACGCCGAAGGAATCGTACAGCGCGGAGAACATTGCGTTGTAGTCCAGCTTCATCGCCTGGACAGCGAGGTTCTCTACCGTCCCAGGCGAACTCAAGAATGTCTGCAGGATGCCCATGTATTTATTTAGGACTTCGCGCGCCGCAAGTTTGGTGCCTGCGGAGATATCGACACGATATGTGCCGTTGATGATGCTCAGCGGAGTCGCTTTGAACGCGCTGCCAAGCGCATCGGACAGCAACATACGAATCTGCGACGGCTTCAGCTTCTGATTTTGCTCAATACAGAATTCAATGAACGGAACGAACACCTGTTCGGAAATAACATCGATCAGGTCCTGTAATTTCACATTTTCGCCGCCCGTGACCGCCGCTGCGCCGTCGGGTGTGCGCATTGCGCCTGCAGGGCCCGAACCGCCACCCATTGTGCTTGGTCCTGCGCCAGTAATCGACGATGCCCATGCTTTCATCTGCGCGATGATCGCCAAAGGCTCTTGCGCGGCGACAGAGTTGCGCGTGAGCGGTTTAATGTCGCCTTGCGGGTCGGATTTGAAGATTTTTCCTGGGAAAATCCACTGATTCTGCGCTGAGTTGTTCGCGCCAGCGGGCGACGTGTATGTTCCCATCAAATTAAGGTTCAGATCGTCCAAAAAGGCGTTGATGACGCCTTGGCAGATGCGTTGGAAGTCCGTCAGCCAATATGCGATGCCGTATCCGTGCGCGGAGTCAGGCGCGTTGCGGAAACAGAACCCCAAAAACGGAACGCGGCCAAAATTATGCGTTTCGTTCAAGATTGGATACTCTTTTCCAAGAATAATGCAGTGCCGCGAGCCTGTCCAGTAGTCAAAGCATTCAAATTTGCGCGCGAGCGGGTCGGCTTGAAGGCGCTCGGTCTGAGTTTCCAGTATCGCCTTCTGTGGGGTCGTAGATTGTTGGAGGATGACGTTCCCAGTGTTTGAGTTTTGCGTTTCCAGCGGGTTTGATGATACCGTACTCTGCATTTGCGGCGCCATCAACTTCACGAGGTCCGCGCGCGACGGAATATTCCAGCCTTCCGTGTTCCTCAACGCATCCAAGTCATATCCAGTTGGATATATCAGGCGCCCGAACCATTCTGCAACGCGCGGGTCGCCACGGCGCAGGTCAGGCGCATAGCGCGCGCGACGAACTGGCACATGCTCCAGCACAGGCATATTGACTTCTTGAATTCCGACGACTTTATCTTCGACATCATCCTCATCCTCAACAGGAATGCTGACGGCGATACCGTTGACGACGACGGTTTCAGGATGAGACTTCTGCACTTTCTTGATGATGTTCTTTTTCTGCGTCTTCCATCCATAATGCGCGATGCCGAACCCATAGAACAGTCCGTCGTATGTAATTTCCCGCATTTCAGTCTTGCAGGAGACGCCTTTGAATCCGCATGTCTTTAATTGCGCGGTCACAATCGCTTGCTGTGCTTCGGCGCATTCCATCGGGGTGCCAGAAGTCGCGTCAATCTTGAATGATTGATATCCCCCGAGCAAAGTCTGATTGACGACGCTGTGAATGCTGTAAAATTGTTCGGCGACAAGCGGTACGCCAAGGTGAGAACGATACTGGTCGCTGCCTTTCCACTTGACGGGATCCACCCACGCACGAAGCATCAGTTCGGCGGTGTTCCATCGGCCAATCAGCCCTCGGGTAGAGATAAAAGATTCGGACTCCTCGCGGTTGAGGTTTGCTTCCTTCATCATCGAGAGGTCGGATCGCAGTTGGTCCTGAAACGCGACCTCTGTCGGCCCTATCGGAAGCGCGGTTTCGCCGTACGGCACCGCTCCAGGCAAATCAAGGAGGCGAATTTGCCCTTCGTCGAGAAAATGCGACGTTTTCGTAAGCGCAGTTTTAGTATCTTCAGGCATAAATGCTCTCTACTTATGAGAAAAGAAGTCTTAAAGTGCAAGGGTTACATGCACAAGCCCGTTCCCCCGCCGTTATCGTAGTACTGGTCTTCTGGTATCTGCTCCACGCTCAATTTCCGTAACCAGTTGGCGACAGAGACCGCGACAGGCGGGTTCTCCAACTGATATCCCGTCGGAGCCTCTACAACCATCCCCGCGCAGTCCGCAAAATCGTCATGTTTTCCTGACTTGGGCCACTTCAACAGTTGCTGGACGAGTTGGTCATACCCTTTCATGCCCGCAAAGAACCACAGCCGCCGTGCCGAGAGAGGACCCTTAACGGCCCCAATACGAATCAGCTTGGCGTTTGCGGCCTGAGAGCCTTTTTCCCATTGAATTGGAACCTTTACGACTCCTCGGGAGGATGCGTGCGCGGCGATAATGCGCTCCATAGGTTCCCAGCCGTTCATCTTCTCAAGGAAGATGACATTCGGACGATGGACCAACAGGACGTTGACGATATTTTCTGCGACCTGTCCAGAATCCCAGTTCCCAAATTCGCAGGCGTAGACGAAAATTTGTCCTTTGAACAAACGGCAGATGAACAGGACGGAATAGTCTTTTCCCGCTTGCCCTATATACGCAAGGTCCCCCACCACAAAAGTGAATCCCGAACTGTATGGCGGAATCTGCTCCATCGAATGCATTGTTTGCCGCCCGATCAGAGTTTCATCAAACGTCTGCGCGCCCGTCGCGATGGGTTTGTTCTCATACTGGTTCGCGAAAAACTCAGGGCTCGATTCAATCAGTTTCTGGGCGAGTAACTTTAACGTATGGCCGATTGCACGGCCTGTGCGAGTACGAGTCGCGGTGAACAGTACGTCTTTATTTCCTCGGTCTTTGAACCCAGGGCACTGGCAGCCTGGCACAGTGCAGGGCGGCTGCACGATGTTCACATCGAAGTCGTGGTACACGTCGGTGTGAGCGCAATTTTGACAGCCGTGACTCCAGCAATCGCGAATGAAAAACTTCCAGATGGTCTGCCCCATCTCCTTCATTTCCTTTTGAGCGTCCTCCTGAATGCGCTCGTAGGTGTCGCCGAAGGAGTAGCGGGTTCCCGTTATCACCATGAATCCGAAGGGCTCCAGAATCGGGCAGATATCGATATAGCTGTCGTAACTTTTTTCCAGCGCGTCGATTTTTCGGTAGTTGGTTTCGTTCACAAGGTCGTCCACATAAATCAGGTCGTAGTGGGAACCTGCCTTAGTGGTGCGGGTGGTGGAGATGACAAACGTCGGCTCAGCCAAAATATCATTCGTACGGCATGGGACAGTGAACTCATGCGCGTTACCCATTCTGCAAAGTTCAGATGTCCAGGCGCGCGGGTCGGGAACACCCTCATCGTCGAATTCCTTGATTTTTTTATTCCGCACATCCTTCAAACAAAATTCGGGAAAGAGCCATTTGAATCGGCCAGTAGGTCTCTCAAAGAATTTCTTGATGGCTGCTAGTTGTATCTTCGCGAGTTTATCGCTGCCCGTCAGAAAGCATATGCGAACATCAGGATAATTCAGAATCGTCTGGATGATGTCAACCCTGACCGCCGAGGTTTTGAAAAGACCGCGCGGCCACAGAATCATTCTCTTCTTGGTAAGCTGGTCCAAGTCGGTCAGGACAAGATTCTCGCCGGGGCGCTTCTGCAGAAAACAGGCGAAGAGGCGAGCATGCGGGTCGGGCTGAAAATCCATTCCGAGAATTGGAACGAATTCTTTCGGCAAGTCGGGGTCGCCAGTTTTCCTGGCTTCCGCGAACCCGCTAAGATAAAGGTGATACTTCAGGCAGCGAAATCTGCCCTCGAACCATTCGGTGCGCTCTTCGTCTGTGATCGATTCAAACTGCTTCACAAACTGCCGAGGGAATACAGACAAGTCTATAGACTTGCGGTAATTTTCAAGGAGAATTGGGTCGATTTTGAATTCTGCTTCCACGGGTCTGCTCACCCTTCCTTACGAATTATCGAACTACACGCCAATTTAAAGTGGCTGCGGGCGGCACTATACCGCCAGCGGTGGGGTTGATTACTAAGAAATTCACATTGCCTGCCGATACATATGCTAGAACAAAAAGTCCTGATGTCGCGATACCGCTATAACCTGTGCTGGGGGCTGCATTGAACGCCCAGATAATTGAATCCGTAGTCAGAACTCCCGAGGCGGCGACGGTAACAACTGCCGCAGAAGAAAGCGTGGCAATGGATGTTGTCCCAAGAGCAGCGGTGCCGTTGGCGATTAAGGACACACCGCCGCTAGGGGTTGTCCAGCTAGTTTGCTGTGGACTTCCGCCATCGGTTGTAAGAACTTGACCAACAGTTCCTGTTATGATAGGAAGATTGATACGATTCGGACTTCCCGCAACAGCGGCTACTCCCACTGCCGCTGAGCCGCTTGTGGAACCAAACAGTACAATTTCAGTGGCGGCGGTGGTGGATGCGGAAATGAGCACACCTGCAGCATTACCAGTTATAGTAGGAATTCCCGCTGCGGCAGGGAGAATTTGATAAGACCCGTCAGTATTTGCTAAGAGTCGAGTTTGAAAACCTGTGCCAGTAGAAGGTACTAAGGTGAGTCGTTCAGACCCTGAAGGGGCGGTTAATGTTATATCCCCCGTCGCGGAATTGTAAGTAAAATTATTGGTGCCGCCTATGGTATTCGCACCAACTCCAAAAGCCACCTGCGTACCCGCGATACTTCCCGCGATGGTTCCAAACGATGCGATGGTGATTGTATTTCCAGACGGAGTCAGCGTGATGCCTGTTCCCGCTGCGAGCGTAATCGCACCAGTGAGCGTGTTGATAGACGAGACGCCGCCTCCTCCGCTACCACCTCGAAGCCACGAGGTTACGATCTCTGTTCCGCCGATTACCACTTTATGTCTCCCTACTTATGGGTTAAGAAGTCTTGTTGTTGACGCTTCAGCACATGCGCGGGACAAGAGCAAGTCTGGTGCGACGCTTTCAGTTTGGCTTTGCGCTCGTCGGAAAACGGGACACCTTTCAATTTGGCGACCCGCTTGGCTATTTCTTCAGGCGACTGCTTTTGCCCAAGCCTGTTCGTGTTCCCTAACATAGATATTTTCTGTTGCTCGCTGCGTTTTTGGTTGGACTCGGCGGACTGTTTTTTATCCGTCCAATATGCCAACTTTTCTGGATTCTCTGCTCGCCAAATCTCGTGCGCCTTTCGTAGCTCGCCGCTTTGCCAGCGTTCTGTAGTTTGTTGGCTTCGCTGCATCCGACTATCGGGATTTGCCCAATACTCATTGACTCGCGTGAGTGTTTCTTGTCGCCACTTCTCTGTATGGGGTCCCGTGAAACCTTCGCCGCCGTCACAGATGTTATAACCGACATCGGGATGTTGTGCGTTCAACGCTCGGATGAAATGCTTTTCTAGTTCATCCAGTTCTTGTCTGATTTCAACGCCTGAGATAAGTGGATGAATGCTCCACGATTCGTGAGGGTGTTTTTTCATTGCCGCAAAAAGGTGAGACCGCGTCCCTGAGTTTCTCTTCGCGTTTGAGAACTTGGTCTGCAAATATTTCTGCAGATTGGTTCCCTTGTGTTGCCCGACGTAAATCTTCAGGGTCTCGCTGCAAACTATGACGTAGATGAACATCTGAGTTTCTCATCTACTTATGGAAAAGAAAGTCAGTTTCCTAGGTCACATGATGAGCGTCACCTGACAAGAATCCGTTGGGCCCGTTCCAGTTATCCAAATACCTTCGGGCGGAACATTCTCACCCGCAATTTCGATGGAGAACTGACCAGCCAAAGACAGAGCCGCCATATACTGCGTGCTGGAGACGTTTAAATCACCGACATAAATAATGTCGGTGCCGAGAGTCTGACTGCATTCGAGACGGACAACTCGATAATGCTGAGCGGGCGATGGCGCGGTCAGTCCAGTTGTGTCGGCGGTATTGGCAACATCCGCGTGCGCGATGTAGAACCGAAATGAATTCGTGGCCGGATTGTTATCCAGCACAGTAATCCGCTTGCCGTTAAAATATGTAGCTGTCCCGAAACCCCACAATGTCACTTGCTCCCCTCGACCACGAGGGCCTGGAGCAATTCCGCCATAAATATCAAACGGCTTGCCTTTGTGAAAGTTCACGGACTGAGTTGGGTTTGCGGGCGAGAATGTTTGAACAGGGAGGTACCCATTTTCGCCATTGTACCCTATCACTGGCAGCGTTGCGTTGAGGAAAACGGTAGCGATGCCTTTCAAAATTGAAAATGATGCGACGCCGATGACCACTCCTGGCGTAGCCAAGTTGACGCTGGTGTAGTACGCGGCAGCCAGAACAGCAGGCGTCGGCGGGATGGCACCAACTGCGACGGCTCCGAGCGTTCGAATCATTGACATGGTAAATCTCCCTTATGTTCTCGAAATGCCGCTGACGGGAAGTTTCATTTTAGGCGTCGCATTGATTTCTGGCTTAATCGTTCCGCCTGGTTTTGCGCCTGATGTCGAGACACCGTTTGCGCCGCCAACTCCAAATCCCGTATCCAAATTTGTATCCGTAGTCGTCTTCGGTTTCGCAGGCATCGGGTCAATCGCGCCGATGGATGCGTTTCCCTTGTGCGCTGGCGCGGGCTTCGCGAGAGACTTCATACCGCTCGCCAGCATGGCGTGTGTGCGCGCCTTGGCGGCTTCAGGCGCCGTCAGAACGTGTTCTCCTGCCTTCAGTTGATATGCGCCGTCAGCGGGCACTGGACCGCCCTTATGCAGTTTCGGAAGAGCCGACCGCGCTTTATCCACCATGATTTTCTTGACCGCTAGTTCCTGCCCAATACTGGGCGCGGGAGTTGCGGCTGCCGCCACCGCAGCTTTAGGGGCCTGCGCCGACGCAACGGATGTCGGAAATGCTTTATTTGCATGAGCCAAAGATGCTTTGGCGTCGCTGAGTGCGTCAGGCATGAGAGTACCCCTCACTTATGGAAAGGATAGTCTTATTCCGCTGGGGCGCAGTTTGCGCAACGTAACCCTTTCGGGGTTAGGCTGAAGTGCGCGACTACTCTCCCGCATCCACCACACAGAGCGTGTTCCGCGCCCAACTGATGCGCTGCTTGGGGTCCTGGCACGCCTTGCGAGCCCGCAGGACCTGCAGGACCTTGGGGCCCAGGCGTACCTGTTTTGAAGCCCCGAATGAAGTTCACCACGGACAATACTGCGGTGCCGACGAGAATAATTTCGATAAGCATATCTTCTCCTGAGATTACCAAAGCAATCCTGCGAATTGAAGTGTGGCAGCCGTAGGCGAGAAGAAGCTGCCTACCAAACTATCGAGAAAATTCGTAGCCGAAGCAATCGCCTTGAGTGTAGCTGACCTGCTAATCACAACTGTGCCACCACTTGCAATAGAGCTAGATGATTCAGTTGGCGTTGTTCCGTCCGTCGTGTAATAAATTGTTCCCCCTGATGTCGAGGTGATTTGAACTGTAATAGTGGTTGGCCCACCTCCAGCAACAATAAATGTTGGAGTAGCGGACTGGTTCGCCCCCGCAGCCCACAACCGTGTACCCACGGTAGTTAGGGCAGGATTTGTAGTGTAGAGAGCAAAACCTGGAGAACCTGTTGCAATAAAGTTATTGGTGTCGGTGACAGTCTGAACCTGCGCGCCGTTTCGGAAAAGAGTCAAGACGTTTCCAACTATCATCAATCTGAAAACGTCGCCTTGCGCATTTGCTTGCGAAACATTCAACAAGATATGTTGTACGCCAGCAACGATTGCAAAGATAGCTATTGTCTGCGGGTTGGTGGTTATGTTGACAAGATACTGGGTTCCACTGGTAGGAGAACCTTGACGCACCGCACACCATACGATGTCTGAGTTGTCTCCGATAATTGACATCGTTAGTTCTGAGTACTGGTCTGCGGGCCATACTCCACCAGGAGCGGCAACGGGTCCTACATAGACTGCGCCTGAAGGCGACGTGGCCGCGACAGGAACACAGAGGTTGCCTGCTGCGTTTACAACTTTGAGTACGCCAGTGAAATCAACATCAGATATGGTGGCAAACTTTCCCCCATCACTGAGCGGGTTCTCAATGATGGAGAAGTTATACGAAAATGCTTGGACCATGCTCATTGGATTCTTACTTAAAGAAAATAGTTACAACAGGAGGCACTGATGGCGAACCTGTGCTGAGCGCGGATGTCGATGCTCCGATACCAATTCCTGTTGCAAAATTTGCTATCGCGAACGGGGCAATCGGGATGTTCGTGATGCCGATGACGCAGGGGATCGAGAAAATCACGCTCGTCCCGAGCACAGGAGTACCTGCGGTGTTGTAGAACTGGAGAAAGATCGGCGTGCCCGACGTATTGTTCACCGATATCCCGTATACGTTTCCAGCCGAGGCTTTGACGTTCGCGACAGTCAGCGCCGCGATAGTCGTTGGTGTTGCCATTGCTGCGGCTGCCGCTGTTGACGGGGCATGCATAGCCCATAGCGCGTTCGTTGACGCGGCGCCGTTGATGGCTGCGTCCAGTGTCGCTCCCGCGTTCCCGAGGATGTCAACCTTGCCGATGGTATTGGCGCCTGTCGGCAATGCGTTGATGATTGCCGTAACGGCTGTGATTGTTCCGCTGTCTACGATGATGTGCCCGAGGACGTTCGTTCCCGCTGGCAGCGCATTGGTGATGGCGGTGACGGACGTGAGAGTTCCACTTACTACCGAAACTGGCTGTGTTGCTTGGAAGAACGCGCCACTAACAGGTTGAGTTGCCTGAAAAAATGCACCGCTTACTGGCTGTACAGCCTGAAAAAATGCCCCACTAACTGGCTGCGTAGCCTGGAAGAACGCACCGCTAACTGGCTGGGTAGCTTGGAAGAACGCGCCAGTGACTGCGACGTTGCCTGTGATTGTGGTGGAAGCCAACGTCACGACTTGGCTGGCAGGAAAATTGGAGACAGCAACCACCGATCCCGTATCGGAAATAACATGTCCGATGACTGCCGCAGAAGCGTCATTGATAACATGTCCGATGACGGCTGCGCTGGCATCGTTGATGACATGCTGCGGCGCGGTGAATGAGATTGCCCCACTAATCGGCTGCGTTGCTTGAAAGAACGCGCCTGTCACGCCGACCGTACCCGTAATAGTTGTCGACGCCAGCGTCACAGCCTGGCTGACAGGAAAATTTGAAATGCCGACGGTGCCACTGATTAGTGTTGCGGCAGGAAACGTAGAAACGTCCCCGCTATTAAACAGGAGATTGAAAACAAAGTTCAGAACAATCCCTGCACCCAACGCAGAGGCAAGAGTGATGGTAATATTTCCAACCCCATCAATTGTTACTGATGTGACAGGCACAGGAGGAATACCGCTGACGACGATACCTGTGGGCACGGCTCCAAGATTTCCGTAAGGAACGGCTGAGCCTGAAGAGATTTGATAGAGATTGCCTAACGCAAAGATGAAGACAGTTGAACTGCCATCTCCTTCTATCAGCATCGATATCGGAACTACCTGTTGAAGAGCCATATTACTCCTCCGTCCATGAGATTCGAACGGTCATGAGTGCGCCGAGCGCGGCGACTGCTGTAATTTCAATTCCAATAAAATCTGCCACACCACGCAATGTGATAGCCTGCTCGGAATCAACTCCGAACTCCAGTTGAACTGCGACTGGACCAACCAAGCCCGCCGAGTTCGTAATCCACTGCATGTACTCCGATGAAATCGAACCAGCGTTAAATTGCGTTGCGGTGGTCGGCAGTACAGTATACTGTGACACCACAGCAGTCGCCGCAGCGTTATTGGTATCCAGAGGCACCGCCGTTATAGCGTTGGGTGTGCCGCCGCTGATGACAGTGTATCGCCGCACGCGAATGACGTTCGGGGCCGCGTTGCCTGTCGTACAAGCCCACGTAATTTTGACGTTCCTGATTTTGATGGTCTTAGTGGCACTCCCCTGTATGACGAAAAACGGAACGGATGCATCCGCTAACGGCGTGAACGCACTCTGGGTGCCGCGAAAGGTGTTTGAACGCCCCGTCGTATCTACATACAGCGAGCCAGTAGGGTCGGACTGTAGTACGGCGGGCTGTCCATTCGTAAGCGTCGGCGGCGTAGAGTTGTAAGTTGTGAAGACCGCTGCATTGACGGCAGGTACGTTCACGTTAGCAGGGATATTTCCAAACGGAACAATAGCGGTGGCCCCAAGTTGAACGCCCGCTACCGCTTGCTCGTCGGTGTTCAACGCACCATGCAAGTCCGTAACAGGTAGAACTTGATTTCCCGTCACATAAGTGACGGTATTATACGCAGTCTCAGCTATAGCTGGAAGCACGCCAAGCAGAGTAGCGGCAGGAACTGCGTTGTTGTTTGTTAACGCGCCGCCGATAGTGCCAGAAATGATACCTGCAATGTTGTGAACTTGTGGTAGCGTCTTTACGTTGTGGCCGATTATCAGCGTGCCCGATCCAACGATTGCAGTGCTGAGTCGGACACGGAAATATGGTGCAGGCACAGTGAACAAGAAAATAAAATACCCGATGACTAGAGTGTAGGTCGACGGAACGATGACGCCTGTGTTCGGGTCAACGCCTTCGACTGGATACCAGTTCGTGTTATCGTTTGAGATTTCAAACGTCACGGCGCCCGCAGTCAGAGTGCCTGTTTGGTTGAGCGTGATGGCGATGGAACTGTAGCCTTCGATGTTGGAGACCAGCGTGACTGCAGTATTGAGACCAGTCGCTGAGGTCCACGTCGCATCGGTGGTGACGCTTGTGCCGTAGTTGCCGACAGGAATCAAACCATTAATGCCGTCACCAACCACGGCGTTGTTGTTGTACGCCTGAAGATCGGTGTTCAGATTTCCAGGCAAATCGGTAACGAGCAGAACTTCATTGCCTGTCGTGTATCCCGCAGTGGGAGTTGTGAGAGCCTGCGCGACGAGCGCGCCGATGTTTGTGGCGCCAGGGACCGCAGTATTGTTCGACCTGTTGCCGCTGACCGTTGCGGTGATGGTTGAGCCTGAATCGATTACCACATGCAAGTTCGTACCAGTGGGTTGAACGACTGTGACGTTGCCTGTGATTGTCGTGGACGCGAGACTGACAACCCACGGCGATGTTCCCTGATTCGCGGTGATGGTGCCCGAGACAGGTTGAACAGTTGTTCCCGTTGGATCGATGCGGACAGGATTAGCTGCGCTCGCGCCGACAAGATTTCCGCTGGCGTCACGCACACCTATGAAGGTGGCGTCAGGGGGAACTGGCGATCCTGTTGGACCGACCGACAAGTTGTTGGCGAGAATGGTTCCCGTAATCGGGATGGGATTCGTCGCACTGAATGGAGTAAAAACCCCCGCGACGATGTCTCCGATTTGGGTTGAGCTAGTGGGCCCAGGTCCGCCGTTCAGACCAACGGAAGCATTCGATCCGCTGCTGGTTCCGCCGCCGCCCCCAGTTCCGATGATGATACTTGATGGCATATTATTTCTTCACGTTCTTCCCTGGCTTCGACATTCCTGCCTTGCTTAATGCGATTGCGATCATCTGCTTCTGTTGACCCTTGGCGGACTTGCTGGTGTCGACCGTACTCGGTTTGTTGTGGAACACTTCGTGAAACGCGGCGTCCTTACTCATCTTTGCCATGGTCATCATCCTCGTCGCATTCAGGGCGCGCTTGGGAAACAAACCTGCAACAGCCGTGCTCCATATCGATCTTCACCGCAGGCCGTCCGTTGATATGCACCAGGAGGTCTTGTAGGCGTTCATCGCCGACGACCTTGGGATGAATGCAGAAGGGCTCGTCCATCGCTGTCTTGTGGACGCAACACTCACAAGAATAGGGGCCTTTGGTATCGTATCCAGACGCAGGCGTACCCGTCTCGTCAAGGATAGAGCCCATGCGAGGCTGTCCGAGGGTCTCGGTGCCCGAAATCAAAAAGGTGTCCACCTACTTATGGAATTGAAAGTCTTAAATGCTATCGGTCGAAGAACACGTCGGCGGGTTCAGGGCGCGGGGCGCGCACGGGTTTCTTACGGGCAGCTTTCTTTGCGGCCTTGGATGCCGCGAGGACATCTGGCGGAATGGCGTCCGTCGCATTCCTGTCCGTACCAGGAAGTCGTGCGCCGTACCCAAGGATGTCGGCCTTCAACTTCAAGGCGTTCATTTGCGCAACGCTCAGCTTCTTGTTTTGAATTGCGCGGTCGACCTGAATCAAAAATGCTTCGAGCGGTTCGCGGTTGAAGTGCCGATTCAAGACGGCGACGATACGGATGTTCGCCATCAGCGAGTAGCTCATGACACGCGCGTTCTCCTTCGACTTGCACGTGTACGCCATCAGCGTGGCGGCGATAGGATCGTACGTCCCTGTACCGATGCCGCTCGCAATATATGTTTCCGCGAACAGTTGCTGCTTACCAGTCAGGATGCTGTACTCCTGCGTGTCTTTAACTTCTTCGAGTGTCAGACGTTTGTTGTTGCTCATTAGTTACTCTTTCTGATGTAGAACTCAATCTGCCCTTCGCGGATGAGCCGATACTCCAGCCCTTCCATCACAACATTCTTTCCAGCGTATGGTCCGTACCCGACGTTATCTCTGGGTTTAGTCTTGTGCGCATTAGGTCCTGCACATACGACGGTCCCGAAAACCATCTCTTGCTGCTTGACATTGTCGGGCAGAGAAATGCCGTCGATGGTCGTGTCGTGCGGCGCGTCGATGACAAGTACGTGGTCTGTTGCTGGCTCGATATAATTTTTAGACATTGGGCTTCTCCTGAACCTCTGCGACAGTGCATCCCATAGTGATGAAACTTCCTGCGACAGAGGCAGCGTTTCGTAGAGCCTCAATCACAACCTGTGCAGGGTCGACAATCCCCGCGTCAACGAGATTTTCAAATACTTCGGACGCCGCATTATATCCCAGGTCTGGTGTTGCCATCAGTTGAGCCACAATAAGGTCGCCGCTGATTCCTGCGTTCTCGGCAATTTGTCTCGCTACGGCCCGACATGCGATATGCACTACATCTACCCCGCGCATCTCGGCATCTGAAAAACGCAACCCCAAGAGGATGGTGGACGCCTGCATTAATGCGGTGCCCCCACCAGGAACGATTCCAGATTCGACCGCAGCTTTCGCCGCAGACATTGCATCAACAACGCGGTCTTTCTTTTCTTCCATGGCCGTGAGAGTTACGTCGCCCACTTTAATTACGGTAATGCCTCCGAGTAGCGCCGCAAGACGCTGGCGCAGGGGATTACGCTCTGCAGGGGCGGCAGCCTCGATGCATTGTTGAATATGCGCCACGCGCCCAGCCACTTCTGCTTGATTGCCTTTACCATCGATAATCTGGGTCTTGGACATATTCGTGATGACCTTGCGCGCAGAGCCAAGTTTATTCACGACGATACTTTCAATCTTCATCCCCATGTCTTCGGTGTAAGCTATACCGCCTGTCAACGCGGCGATGTCTCTCATAACTTCTTTTTTGCGCTCTCCGTATGCCTCCATCCGAACGGCAATCAGCGGCAAGGCAAGTTTCGCCTTGTTGTTGATGAGCACCGATAAGGCTTCCTGTTCATAGCCGCCCGCAACGATAATCAGCGGGGTGCCTGTCTCTGCGACTTGTTTCAAAATCGGCACGAGTGACTTCGCCGTGGCAATCACACCCTCCCATAACAAGATGCGACAGTCGGCCAGTTCAGCCGACATTGTTTCAGGGTGCGTGATAAAAACGCCGTGCAAAAGATTCGACTTCAACAACTCAATTCCAGCTACTGTCTCGACATAAGTTTCAGATGTGGAAGATGGTTCGGCGGTTACAATACCGTTTGGCCCAGCTTTCTGAACCGCGTCGGATACAAGGCGGCCTATCTCCGCATCCCCGTGGGCCGCAACCGTCGCCACTTGAAAAATTTTTTCACCCTCGCATATCACCGCAGTTTCTTGCACGCGGCGGATGATTGCTTGTGCTGCTTTCTGCAGCCCGCGCTCTAGGGCTATAGGGTTTGCACCGTTCTTGATGAAGTCAAAACCAGATTGAATCATTGCGCGAGCGAGAGTGACGGTGGCGGTGGAGCCGTCTCCGACAATATTATCCGTTTTCTGGCTGGCTTCGCGAACAAGGTCAGACCCCATCTGCTCTGTTGGGTCGGCGCAATCCACATAGTTGCAAACAGACACCCCATCCCTTGACACTCTAGGAGTTTGTCCTAACGCACGTTGCCCGAGAATTGCGGTCCTGCCTCTCGGACCTTCCGTTAAACAAACCGCGTCCGCGAGAAAATTCACACCGCGCAAAATCGCATCTCGTGCATCTGCTCCATGCTTTACTATCTTTGACATACTGGTCTCCGCTCAAATAGAAGTTTCTTTTTCATTCTACCTTATCTGGGCCCGCGCGTCAATTCTTAACTCGGTTGCGTGAGATTCGACACGCGGAGGGACGCCAGGTCGATGGTCTCCGCAGGCTCTTCTGGCGGGACGGCCAGCTTGACAGCCAAGACGGCTACGCACGGTATGCTGCACGCATCGCCCCCGAGTTGGGTGAGTTGTCCTGTCCGTGGGTCTACGATCTTCCGTCCGACTATAAACCATGCCTGCATCTCCTGCAGGATTGCGGGGTTGTTGTCGGCGCCGACGAGTTCCCATTCTTTCTTTTCCCCGCAGGCTTCGCAGGTCATTTCCATCTTCTGACTGATTATCAGTTTCGACATATCGTCTCCCGTATACCGTAGATTGAAAGCGACAACCACAACTTGAAGCGACTCCACCGAGTCAAATGTTTCTTGGTAAGAAACTGGGGCTCAGGAAAAATCTCCAAGTCCAAATCCTCTTCGTCCACCGACCTGACGACTTCTCGTCCCATATCGTTCAAATAAATCGTTACGACCGAAACATTCTCAGAATCGATACGCCGATACTCAACACGAAGAAACGAACCCTCCGCACGCAGCCGAGTAAACAGATATCCAGCAGGAGGAAGAAGTGTTTGATTCTTATCGTAGAGAGTCATGTCACTGGCCCCAGAACGGTCACGTCAACCGAGAACCCGTCTTTGGTGCTCGTCAACCAATAGCCTTCGGCATCGTGGGTGATGTATACAGGTACGTTGTAGTAATAGTCGTCCGACAATTCAAACCCGTCGGTGTTGGCTTGAAATTGATACCCTGCCTGAATGAACTTCGGGCTGGCGCCGTGGACCGTCAGCGTAAAGGAATGCGATTCCCCGAACTGCGCCGTGAATACGTCATCTGGAATCTGTGCCGATACCGCCTTCGTACCTGGATGCGGTTGCGCGGGTCCTGCCATGAACTTCGCAAATAGCGAAATAGGCTCGACAGCAAACCCGACATTCCCTTGGCGGAATTCATAGACCAGTAGACCAATCACCTTATGGGACTTGCTTGACAGGACCGCAGACCCCGACCCGCCCATGCCTGCGGACTCTTGGACCAAAAATTTTCCGACGCACCCATCATCGTCACAATCTTCGGACTTCAAAATCATCATAGATGATATGACGCCAAAGCTGAGTTGCTTGGTGAGACCGAGCGCAAAGTGTGGATTAACGGTCCCATCTCCGACGCGCGAATCACGTTCGTCGCCTAGTTCAAACAGCGTGTAACTTTTTGTCGTTTGCAAATCAAAGATAGAGAAATCGAGACCGTCGCCGTCGTACGCTTTAACCATCTGGACTGGATAGAGCGTCCCGCCGATTTCTTCGGCGACGGAAAACTTCATGTCGGCGGGCGTATCTTGGACGCAGTGACCTGCGCTCAGCAAACGATATCCACCTGCGATCTTCTCAATCGGCTCGGCGGTGCAAAGGAACTGCGTTTTCAAGTTGTGTGTTCCGTACAGCGCAAGCGTACTCGTCCACAGCTTGCCTGGGAAGCCTTGGGGGGCTTTCATAGCGTTCGCGGAGACCGAGAGACCAGTCAAAAGAAAAAGCAGTGCAGCGATCAGAAACCGTTTCATTTTTGTGCTCCTTCTTTATCGTGTCGTACATCTCGCTGTTCCGCGACATCCTCTTTCCAAGAATGGAGAACCAGCAAGCCCTGCACCGCAGTTACAAACAAAGCAAACGATGTCAGGTCTCTTCCGTGCAGCCAACCGTAGACGCCTGCAATCGAAAAACAGATTGCCGCAAACGTGCATCGGCCTTGAAACACGTTGAAAAATGTCGACGCTACGTCGCCTGTCATCAACTGCTGCACGACGGTCTGTAATTTAGTTTCCTGAAGCATCTGATGGTCCTGTCAAAATCACTATCGCGTTATCCTGCGCTCGAACACAAACTCCAAACCGTTCTATCTGCCATGGCGGCTCGCCTGGCTTTGGTAACTGAAAAAACTCGCGGACATGAATGTCGTCAATCCGAACGTCCGCGCAATGCCAGAGGACCGCTTCACTATCTAGCCGTCCGTTGCTGCCGAGGTGCTCGGCCTGCTCAACTTCCCACAGCAACTTTGCATTCACCCGCATCGTCAGCGGGTTGATCGCTTTTGGGTTGAGTCGAATAAAATATTTCAATTGCTTTCTGCCGCGCACGAGCGGCATCCCCATTCCCACAGCAACTTTGCATTCACCCGTAACACCATCTGCTCATGATGCTTTGGGCAGATTAGCGGCGCGGTGCTTGTCGGGTTCTGTGCGATCTTCTTCTCGCGCGCGATGCGTTTGAGGCTCTGCAGAATCGCATCGTTCAGTTTCCGCTGCGCCCATGGGATGACGGTCTCCAGCAGCATCTGTTCATCGCTCGCATCCGAAGGGTCGGAGTCTTCGCGCTCGACATGCCAGTTCTCGATCTTTATCCCTTGGGTTTCAGTTAGCACCACGATACCGTACTTTGTGATTTTCATTGTCCGCCACTCCTGACTTGCTTGATGCGTCGTTTGATTCCATCGACATCAGGCGCCCAAACCGAAGTCCACCCGTAGTATCCGTCCATGTCGGCCTTCAGGATTTCGCCGCATTCACGGACGTTGTATTCTATCCCCGCGACGAACACGGACATTGTAGGTTGCCGCATGATTTCTCCTCGACACTTTCCAGCCACGGTTCGATGGCGTCAATCAGAACTTGTTTCTCCCAGTACACTTGCCTGCCTGAAAACTCCACCTCAAGATTCGTCACGACGGCGTCCGAATCAAACCGCTTGCTCAAACACAGCGGACCCCGCCACTGGAGTGCGTTGCTCATTTCTTCAGCGGCTTCTCCGCTCGCGCTTTCAGAGCTAACTCTACAGGGTTAAGGCAACCTGCGCCTGTCCATGTGTGGGTGGTGTTCTCAGGCAGGACATCTGCACGCAGTAGGTCGCTCATGCTGGAGCGATTGCCGCAGATATAATCCAACATGCTTTTGATGTTGAGGGTCAGGACGCTCATTGCTTGCTCCAGAAAACCCTGTCGAGGGCTCTCTACTTATGAAATGGAAAGTCAACTTCTGTAATAAGTCTTCAGCACTGTGTGCGTCTGATAGGGCGCCCGAGGAACTAAACCCCCAGGCGCTCGACTGACGCACTACTGAATATTCAGTGTGTCCTCAAACGCGACCCATTGATCGCGGTCGTTCAGGTCAGTCGGCCCGATCTGCCAAATGAAAATAACTTCGCGGGCGTTCACAACGATGTTGCGAACCCGTTTCGTGTATTCGACACCTTCGAACGTATAGGTGTGGTAGAGGTAAGTGTAGAAGCGGCCCTGGTACGTTCCGCTGGAGCGATTCGACGTAACATCGCCTGTAGGCATTGAGTCGTTGTCCGCATACCAGTCCGCATTGGCTGGGGTCACCGCCAAGTCGTAACTCACATGCCGTACGACAACGCCTTGATAAACCTGGCCGTCGTTCGACTCATAGATGACTTCCGTGCTCTTGTCTTGCGTCTTGGGGTTCAGCGTCACCGAACCGTTGAACCTCGCCGAGAACTCGGAGTTCGAGTACGGCGTGCTCAGATTGGTCGGGCGCGCGCTGGCGATGCCAACGAAAGCCAGGAGCGAAAAAATTGACAGCAAAAACATTCCTTTGATTTTCATGTGCATTCCTTAGTTTGAATTTTAGTCTCTACAACCTGATACAAAAACTATGCTACAGCATTTCTTATCATCTGTCAAGAGATATCGGGGCGGCGGGTGGCGCGGACTGGCGGCGGGATGGGCATCGAATGCCCGTACAACAATTGGAACGCTTCGGGATAGCTGCTGGCGACGACGCCTGGGGTTTTGAACTCGAACCCTGCCTGATACCATCTGGCGGTTTCGTCTCGGTAGACTGCGCGCTCAAGGTTCATAAGGCTCCTATTCGATCCTGAGTCTACCTAATGTCAGGACACATGTCAAGGAAATAATACAACCAACCACACAAAGAAATTTGTTGGGGTAGATGGACGATTCGATCATCACAGCGATGGCGCCCATCAAATCAACCGCCCAAAGAGCGCGTAACATTATGCCCGCCCAAGTTTGACGCGGCGCCGTTCGGGGCGCGTGCTGTCCTGCAATCCGAAATGCTTCCGAGGTTCAAACTCAATCTGCCAACCGCCCGCGCACAAGGCTTCGAGACGCTTGCGGGTACGCTTTGCTTTGCGAAGGTCCGCGACGGCTACCGTTCGAACCGTGACTGCAGCCTCGTAGATGGGGTCTGCTTCAGGCTCGGGCGGTCGCCAGTCAGGCATCCCGTTCGTCATTCCATCCAAGTCACTGAACCCTGCTAGTGCCAACAACGCTAGGGCTGCTGTACTGCCGCTAATCACTGCCGTCTTTTTGCTCATAGGTCGTCCCCCATTTCCAGTTCTGAGATTTTACTTCTTGAGACCGATAGCCCAGACCATCAGGACGATCCCGAACGCCATCAGCCAGGTGCTATCTATCGCGGCACCGAAAAGAATAAAGCCGACACTGATTAACCCTACTGTATCCCGCATATAGACCGCCTTGGGGTTTTACTATTCGTAGGTAAATGTATCAAACACCCTACCTTTTGTCAAGCTGATTCTTACCGAAGCATCCCAGGAAGCGTATACTGGACGATGCGGTGGTGGGCAAGCCGACCCTTGCGTGTGTTCGGATAGTGGCTCAGATATATGATGGCTGCCTGCAAGTCTTCGGGTGAGTCATTGAACATCCCTAGAGCGGTATTGTGATTGCCGCAAATTATACCTCGGTCAAGCCCGGTCTTATGGCTGTGGTCAAGGCATGGAGTATTGCCAGTGTGCTTTGCGCCGATAGGGTCCATCTTATGTCCGCCGATTAAACAAAGACCGTGCTGAGCGTCGTAGCGCGCCTGAAACTCTTCGGAAGTCATACCCCGACGAGGGCGGCGTAGTTTCGCCTTCATCTCTCGCTCAGCGGCACCCTTACGCCATTTGCGGAGATGACCGAGTAAACTGTTAGGTTGACGAGCCATGGTTATTTCTATCTCCTTGAAAACAGTATAGGATGGGACCCGCAGGAAGTCAAGGAAAAAATTTGGGAATTATATAGTTCACTCCCTTGATTTAGGCTTGTCCTGAACCTTCGACGCACGCTTGTTCCTTCGCGCTCTACGCTTTGCAGCCTTTGTCTTTATTTTCGGGCGATAGGCGAGCACGACATCAGTGATCTGGTCTAAGATTTTCATCGGGTTAATGCCTCGAAGGTCAAACGCTTGCCTGCTATGGCGTCCACGAAACTGTCCAGCCGCTCTGTTGTGTGCCGAGCCACGTTGCCTTGATTCAGTCGGAATGTAAACTCATTCACGTACCGGCCCATGTGCTTCTTATCGGCATGGTGGTAGACGCCATGCATCCCGCGCTTCATTACTGCCCAAACGGATTCAATCCCGTTCGTGTGAACGTCGCCGCGAACGTATTCCCCGGCAACATGCTTTACTGAATCGTGCTGGAATCCCTCTTTCGGAAGGGCGGTATAACTGCCGTAGTCATCGGACAAGATACGGGAACCGGGTGCGACATTCTCATGGATCGCACCGCGAAGGGCCAGTCCGCCAGTGCTAGGCACGATCTTGGCGACGGTGTTCCCTCCGCGTTGGCGCATCCCGACTACGATAGTCTTTTCGGTGCGCTCTCGCGGTTTGTGGATGCGGTCGTACATATGCCGATTGTTTTCTTCGCCACCAAAGAATGTCTCATCTACTTCTACGGTACCTTGAAGCAACTCCAGTTTGGTTCCGCAAGCCTCACGGAGCCTGTGTAGGACGAACCAAGCAGACTTCTGAGTGATACCTATCTCTTTGCCCAGTTGCAGGCTAGAGATGCCCTTGCGGGCCGTAACGAGCAGATACATGGCATAGAGCCACTTATGCAGGGGAACATGCGACCGTTCAAAGATAGTCTTGGTTCGCACTGTAAAGTCCAGTTTGCAGGCATTGCAGCGATAGAATCCGTCCTTGCGCGTCGTGATCCGCTCTTTGGACTTGCATTCAGGACAGGTAACGCCATTCGGCCAGAGGCGACCTTCCAGATACTTGCGGGCGGAAGGCTCGTCAGGGAACAACTCAAAGAGTTTGAAAGCGCTGATCGTTGAGCGGCTCATTTAGTACCCCGCCGCTTCGCCAACTTCTTCGCCATCGAGATAGACAACGGTGCCGCAGTTGGCTACGGATTCGTGTAGCGTAGAAACTTCCCACACGATGTCCTCTTCCTTCATTGCAAGAACCTTCGCTCGGGCCTCTTCGGGAGAATTGGCCTTAATATCAACCTCTCCCGAAACAAGGGCATCAGCAGATAGGGTAACCTTGTAGGTTTTCATAGGCTCACCCGCACATCATAAGTCTTGGAGCCATCGGTCAGGGTGTTCTCGATCAGACGGATCACCACGTTGTCTGTCTCGCCGTTTTCAACGTACACCAGATCGGTGTCCGTTCCTGCACGCTTGCAGAACGCTTCCAAGTGGTCGATCAGTTCACGGACGGTACGGGCTTCCTCTGTGCAGATCGTTTCTTTGTTTTCGAATCCCAATTTCGTTTTCATCGGTGTTGCCTCCTACAACCAATATACCTAACTACCTTGCGGGAGTCAAGTACATTCTGCAAATCAGCCAAATATATTTAACGCAAACACGGCACTTAAAGTCGTTTGTTTACTTGTGGGAGTTATCTATATAATTCCCAAAAATTTTTACCTGTGTAAGCAGATGTAATGGAAGATAATCGTGCGTGGTGTCAAGCCCTGCAGCGTAGAGAGACCCCTTGGGTGCTTTTGACCCCAAAAAAGAGTTGAAAAGGGACCCCTACGTGCTGAGCGCAGGCACGTTGAGTACCATACACGTCGAGGTCCACACTCGAACTCATTTCGCATCTCGTTGATTCCATTGATGTTGATGGGTGCTGTGTGATCCGCGATGCAATCAGGACATCCGAGCGGACGCCACGCATGCCCGTGTTGCCCCCTTGTGTATGATAGCACAGCACTTAACGCGGCTCGCGATGAGGACATCCAGGCGGCGCGAGGTAGTACAAAAAGGTGGAATGGCATGTTCCTCTACATAACAAAGGACATTTTTGATTTGTGTCTGCTCGCGGCAGTACTAAAGAGTGTCGGCGATGGCATGAGACATGCTGAGCTCACCAATCTCGCGCGCTTATTCGCAGCAAACGTGGTCAAATGACCACACAACACCTGTTTGTGTCTTTTGCGCCACAAAATCGCACATAATAAATGTGAGTTTGGCATGAAAAAGCTTGACTCACGCTATGCATAAATTGCCTGCTGTTGCTACCTGCAACTCATCTCGCAACCTGCGATTCTCTACGAACAGACGGTCATATGCGTCGTTCTCGCATTCAAGATTACACCGCCGATGAACAAATCCATATATCTCACCAGTCCAGTGATGTAGACGTTGCACCTTTTGAGATGCGGCGCGGCGAGCCGCAAGACAGAAGAGGCATAACTTCCAATGCTGTGACCCGCCATTCTCCACCATAAATCGACCACACTTCGAACATGAACCATTGCAATGTCTATTACCCCCACCTGCCCCGCCGTACTGACTATGGTAGAGCGGAAGAGTACATACCCCTCGATGAACACCATTCTTGGCAATCAACTCTTTGCCGCAAATAAGAGATATTGAGTCTTCATACATAATCCTTGAATTAATCCGCAAAGCCGCGTATCTTAGTTGATTGAGAGCAATCCTTTGGTCCTGCGCTTGACCCATCACATCATCCTAAGCGATGTCCATATCATCACGATACCGCCAATCGTTCCCGCGCTGCATTGTTGGTCGGTCAACCAAAATAGCATACAACACCATATCGTGATTGCCGATACCGCACGCTTGACATCCAGTATCCTTCACACTCGCATCAGCGTCTTGAGCACGGCAACCGCAAACACAATCACACTGCTCTATGACTACCATCACATCCTCCCTCTGCCTTAGCTCCTGAACGTGCAACCTTTAGCGTTGCGTGGTTTAGCCGACAGCCAGGCAACGAATGTAACCCGAGCCTGATCTAGTGAGACCGAACCGCACGTTGCGCTGGCCGTTTTGTTTTAGGGCATCGAGCCCATGAGCACAGACAGTGAGTTGTATTGCACTTGCGACAGTACCGCTTCTGCGCGTAACATGCTGGACAGTGCATCACATCCTCCCACATGATTCGCAATCCACATCCAACGCTCTGCTATGCACACAGCGGTCAGGATAACCGCCCAATGTGTCAACGGCGCGCTCGATGTAGCGCAAGCGACGTTGACCTTCACGTAGCGGCGGCGCAGGCGTAAATATCACATGTATGCCGACATTCGCAGCGCAGGGTGTCGTCAGTCCGTGCTCACACACTCTATGCTTGGACATCTCTATCATCGCATCCTCCTATGGCTTGATGCCCATATCGCGTAGCATCTGTTTGTCGTCTTCGTTCATCTCTTCGTAGCGGTCAAGGTGAACCGACGCAAGCGGTTGAGGCATACCGAACGCATCGTATAGCTCAGTCAGCATGGAAGAGAAGTCGACGGTCACGCCTTGTGCCACCGCGTTCGCCATCGCGTCAGGGTTCTGCAATATGGTCTTCATGACGCCCAGATACCGCTCCATCGCCTGCTGCCTGTCTGATTCAGCCATCACAATCCCCCAGGATTCATTCGAGCGCCTTCGCAATTCGCGAATCATAGGCCGCATCTGACTCAACTATATGCCTGAACACCGTCAGCATCTGATGCTTTTTCGCTAGGCGTACCAGCGTCGTGACGGTCAATTGCATGCCGAGATAGATTCCCAGCACTGTACCAACAACTAAAGCCCCTGCAATGTGTGCTATCAGTCCTAAAGTTCCTATCATAATCGCTCCTCTCGACCTCTCTGTACCCATATAGCGGCTGTTTAATCGCTTGGCGACCCATATAGCGGCTGTTTAATCGCTTGGCGACCCCTCTGTGTTCCATCCTGAGCCATTTAGTATCGCTCGATGGCGCACTCGCCGCACTGATATGAATCTGTCAGTCCGTGCGGACAGTCATTTGTGAAGACTCGCGCCCTCGCCGTGCGACTTGAATTGAAAACCTTGGCCGCTCTTACTCCACGACGGTGGGCACGGCGCAGGACAGCCGCTACCTGTCGAGTCAGCACATTGTCCGCAGGTCCTGTCCGCGTCAACACAATGAGTTTCTGCGCCTGCTTATATGCCCAATCGATTTTGGTTCTGTTTGTGCTCATTGGCTCTCCTCAATTCATCATCGACAACTGAGCAATCACCATCCAACCTGTTTGCGCCGGGTACAACACCACGCGGGATGTCCTATGCAGCAGTTCCTGCGCGCTCACCATCGCGTCCTCCAGGTCCGTAAAGCGGCGCGTGACAACGCACCAGTTATCCAGTTCACTGCCGTGAATCTGCGCATCGGTCATGATTGCCCCCGTCTTGCCTGAATCGCTTCACAATCTGAGCATAAATCATTATCTCGCTGGTCTCGACAAAAACCGAACGCATGATTTTCGTTCAACTCCTCTTCGGTGTATTCGCTCTGGACTCGCGGACGCTTCAACAGTTCTTGATACGCTTCCTCGCCGTATATATCCCGAAACGAGTACGGGTGCATCCAGGCGCGGATGACGCCTGTATTGATTACCACTACACCGTTGGTGTCCAAGTTCACACTTTCTGGGAGTTTGCTGCTCATGACTGTACCTTCATGAGTTCCACAGGCTTGCCGTTGATAGACAAATTCCCTTCGCTGGTCGTGATGACGTACGGCGGCGTGTCGCCGATGTACGGCATAGGGAACGGATTCAACGGCGCGGGGACCACGGGCGGCAGCGCGGGCAAAATGAGATAAGGCTGGCGCGCTTCGAGGACGCGAATGCGTTCTTGAAGCAGCACGATGGTATGCTCCAATTTCTTGATGCGATTCGTCAGCAATTTGATGGACGGTGCTGGGCTCTTCATGGCTCTTATCTCCGTGAAACATCACCTACTTATGGATTAAAAAGTCTACTTCTCAAGTGTCGTTTTCATACCTGTTTTCGCTTCGCTGTCGCGGCACCGCATTGGCGTGCGGGCGGAAGATGTTCGTACGTGATTTTTCGAAAGTAGTGCGCAGACTCCTGTCCTAGTTCTATAGCGCATCCATCAAAATCCCACGCAACTCCGCGCATACGGCTCTCTGGTGTTCTGGTGGTCATGACACACTCCAATCTAAAAGATGGGTTGGGATTTCCACTATGCATCCCAAACCACGCAACCAATCCGCCAGTTCTTCAACGCTATGTCCCTGGGGATGTTTGCCTACAAGTCGAATGCTTAGATTATCGGGGTCGTTACAGGCGCGACCCTTCGGGCCATGATGGACATGCTCGTCCGAACGAAGCGCCCGCCCGAGGATTTTGGACATAACGACACGGTGCTCCAACATTTGGCGACCATCATACCGAATTTTACGATACCCGCCCGCATTGAGATATCCCAGTCCATATGGTACGTGCCTTCCTTGTGACTTCCCAAACAGAAGCGCATGCACTTCAATGTTTGGATGAACGTGTCCTGCAAGACTGCGACATGTCCATGTGAATAAAGGGCTCCCTATGCGCCGCACGCGCGGCGTCCCCACAGCAACAACTTTCAAGTTATGGAACCGCATGCCCATCAAGTCAGGAGAATGATATCCGCCATGCTTAACTGAAAGCATGCAGGGTCGCCGCTCAGTCATGAGCCCTTTCTTCATGAGTTTCCCGCACCGATGCCCTGCTGTGGCAGATTGCTGCGCCCGTCTTTGTGCTTTTGTATAGCCCGCCATAAATTGCCTACCTGAACCAGAGTACCAAATGCTCGTACTACTGTCAAGCCCAATCTTTGGTACTTTCGGTCTATTGTCTCTCCCGCTTGCATTTGAGAGAATGTATACATCGAAAGAGGAGGCACCATGACAACGAAAAAGAACGCCAGTTACAAAGTTAGCACGGGCTTCAATCGACGGGGTGAGCGGTTTGTTTACTTCGCGACGCTAGAAGCCGCCAGCAATTTCTGCAGTGACGTGTTCGCGCTGAAAAATATCATTCTCGCCGTCACGGCGGTGCGATAATGTTGAAAAAACTATTCGCATCAAAGGTCATTAAAATCCAGGTCGGCGACCGCGTCCAACACAATACCAGCAAACACCGTGGGACGGTTCTCGGTACGGCCACCATCAACGCCAGCATCAAAATCCATGCCGTGACCGTCCGATATGATGACGGGTTCGAGGCTGTTCTAATCCCTGGGAACGAATTCACGAAGATTGGCGTGGCATCGTGATTTGGTGGCCATTGAGTTATCTATTGCTGGCGCTCCTTGTTTGGTACGGGCTGCTGAAACTCGCAGACGGCCTGTACTAGTAAAACAGTACCTTCGTACCATTGCCCGTGCCGAAGTGATTTGGTAAGATGATTGACATGGAGGCAACACACATGGAACTCAACGAAAAGTACCTGACGCTGAAGGCCCTCTGGAACAAGGCTTGCGAACTGGAGAACATCCCGACTGATTCTAAGTTCGTGGTCTTCTCTGACGACAACCCCTACATGCAAGCGTACAACGCCAGGGTGGGCGAAATCTTCGACCGCGCGGTGCGGTCATGAACCCCCACCGCTACCGCATCGTCAGGCAAAGAAATCATGCGACAACCGTATTGCGCTGGCACGTCTATCTAGGAGATGAATACATTTGCGGTTTTGACCTGCGCCGCGAGGCAATCGATTACATTATGTTTCAGGAGGCAACACGATGATTCGCACACTTTTACTGGCGGCAGGCGTTTGGTTCGGAGGCTCAATCGTTCTGGGATTCGTGCTGGGGGGTATGCTCTCGGCGTTTCGATCCCCTCGGAAGGCGGCGCAATAATGGAAAAATTACGGACCAGCGCACAAGAGAGAATCGCAGCATTCACGGACAAGAGAGTGCAGGACTGGCTCGCGTCCGCCGACCGTGCGGAGGCTCGCGGCGAAAGCGTGACCGCTCTGCTCTTCCGCAATTACGCCTGGGAAATTCAGACTGGAACGAGTTGGGCTGTGAGTATTCTTGCTGATGCTACCGTCGCAACTTCCGACAAATCCATTCCGCCAGCATCCCTATAGGCACAGAGATGACGGGAGGGGTGATCGCATAGAGTATCCACACGATAATCATCCGAGTAGTGCTCCGAGTTCGACCAGCACATCATTTTTCGCTTCGATGCTCGACCGAAGATGTTTCGCAATTTCCAGATCGACCTCGAAGCCTGGCGGGGGAGCGGGAAGTTCCTGTTGAATCTTTGCGATAACTCCACACAAATGCAGTAATCGTACAATTTGCTCATTGGTCAATTGAATCGTCATATCGGGGTCTCCTCGTTGAATTGGGTATTGGCCACGCAAAATCGCGTACCGCTCAGCCACCGTAAGATGTTCGGCAATAGTGCTATTCATCGCTCTGCACTGCCTTCAAACTTATAAACGCGTTCGCTACGACTTCTTGCATGAGGGCCAACTGCGCCTTGTTCGGATTGGTCGTTTGCACAATACTGTTAACCAGCGCACTGAGCCCGGCGACTGTCGTGATTGCTTGCGCGATAACCGCATCCAAAACCACAGCTTGATTCGCAACGTCCTGGTGTCGGAGAATATGGTATTCGCGATTCAATTGCGCATAATAGAGTTGTAACGCCGAGATGGTCGGCACGTCTGACGTGAACTGCCTCGCACCTTGCATCGGCGACGCAACGAATACGCACGCAAACACGCAGGTGGCGGAAACGGTTCGCTGACTAAAGGGTAGTTGAATCACGCGCGTGTCCTCACTTATGGAATAGGAAGTCTTACTCTTCGCCTAGCAAATCTTCGACGGCCAGCAGCCCCACGTCTGTCGGCGAAATGACCTGCGTTTCCCACTCAACGGGCGCCGCCGAAGGAATCTGGATCAGCGTAGACTCGACGATTCGCGAACTGACCATAAACGGACGGTCGGCAGGCGTGAACGGCGGGGCTACATGCCCTGCCCGATGTTCAGGCAGACCAGCGTTCGCAACGGTCGGACCTTCGCCGCGCTGAATGCTCTTCTGTACCTGCTCGCAAAAAGGCGCGTGATTTAATTGGCACCGCTTGCAGCTATCCCGCAGACAATGGGAACAGGGCAGAATATCTTCGAAACTGCCGCAAAAATTACATTGATCGTTCATAGTGTTCTCCTCAATAGCAGTTCGGGCGCCGAGATGGAACAGGTTTTGATTGCGGCTCAATAGCGAAGAGACGAACCATCTCCGTATGATACCACTCTGCGAATTCCAACATCAGCGGGACGTTTGAATATTTTGTCCGGTCACGTCCTGTCAATCCACAAAACAATTTGAATGCGTCTGCATGTATCGCTGGTTCTGGCATGATTTTCTCCTGCACGCGCAGAGTACCAAAATCAAGCACTGCGTGTCAAGCGATTTCTTTTTGTGGTATTTCCTTGACAATCCTGCAGATTTTAGTACTATGACTCTGGAGTCAAATCCCACTAGAGCGGTGCTAACTATATGTGTAAGAAATTTCTGTTCGGAGTAATTCTGTTCTTCGCTTCAATCTCTCCCGCATTTGCATGGAACTGCACCACACCAAACGCGATCCGTGTCCAGGTTCCAAACGGAACGGTCACAGCGCAAGGTACAGGCGATGGGCTCGGCCAGATAGTAGTAGACGGCGGTCTGACGTTTGAATGCGAAATTCTTCCGCCGCCATCGACGACCAGCCCGACCACCAACACCAATACCAACTCGAACGCGAACACGAACGCAAACAATAATGCGAACACCAACAACAACAAAGCCTCGGCCACCGCAACAGGTGGGACGGCAACCAGCAATTCAAATTCGACGGCAGGTGTCAGTAACTCAGGCAACTCCACGAATCTGAATTCTGTCAACACCAGCAATGACCAGAAGCAAAAGCAATCGCAGGGTCAACAGCAAACCCAATCGAACACATCCTCCAACAACAACGCATCTTCCGCTTCTGGCAACGGTGTCGGCAACGGAAATAATTCGAACGATTCGACGACGAACATCGCGGCGCCTAAAATTCCTGTCGCGTCCGCGATCACCCCGCCGATTCTACCGACCGTAACATGCTTCAAAGGTTTTGGCGGCAGCGCACAGACCGCGCCTTTGGGTGTCAGTTTCGGTGGCGGGAAGATCGACGAGAACTGCGCGATACTAGAGACCGCCCGAGCGTTCAATGGCGTCAGTCGTCTCGCTCAGTGCAAGGTGCTGCTGACGGACAAGTATGTCAAGAAGGCTGGCGTTACGCTGGCCGATTGCCTGCCTGAGCCTGTCATCATCGCTGTCACCGCGCCCGTCGTCGTGGCGCCTGTTGTGGTCGTCCCTGCACCTGTCGTCGAAGTGCCCGAGCCCGTTGTTGTGCCCGAACCTGACGTGCCTGTTGCGCCAGAAGCACAACTCGTCGGCATCTGCACATTCAGTTCAGGGCAAACCTGCGCTCTGATTTCATCCACCAATCCGCTGCGCGTCACTACCGTCTGCGAAAAAATGCTGGCGGCGGTCGCGCAACTTTTGAAGACTCACCCCGAATCGTCTATCCTGTTGGTTGGCAATCGCAACCCCCAGGAGGATTCATCGGCTACGCTGGCGCGGGCACAGAATGTCAAGAAACAATTGACCCGCATCGGTGTCGCCGCTCAGCGAGTCGATGTCACATCCGGTACGGGCACCGCCAGAACCGTCGAAATATACGTCCGCTAGTCAAGTACGGGGTCAGGTTCAGTTTGCCTGGCCCCAGTACTTTCGTACTATTGCTAATTTCAGACTTCTATCCTATAATGATTTACATGGAGGCAACGCAAATGGAATTAAAATCAATTTATGGACTGATCTTATATTCAGCGGGTGTCGATACCATCAAAGATTTGGTTGTTGCTGCGGTAAAAGCCAGAGCCAACCTGAACGGAGCCAACCTGTACAGAGCCAACCTGAACGGAGCCGACCTGAACGGAGCCAACCTGAACGGAGCCAACCTGAACGGAGCCAACCTGTACAGAGCCAACCTGAACGGAGCCGACCTGAACGGAGCCAACCTGAACGGAGCCAACCTGAACGGAGCCGTCCTGTACGGAGCCAACCTGTACGGAGCCAACCTGTACAGAGCCAACCTGAACGGAGCCGACCTGAACGGAGCCAACCTGTACAGAGCCAACCTGAACGGAGCCGACCTGAACGGAGCCAACCTGTACAGAGCCGTCCTGAACGGAGCCGACCTGAACGGAGCCGACCTGAACGGAGCCAACCTGAACGGAGCCAACCTGAACGGAGCCAACCTGTACAGAGCCAACCTGAACGGAGCCGACCTGAACGGAGCCGTCCTGTACGGAGCCGAGAATATCCCCGAACGGGCTGCTGCAGAGTTGAACATCTTACCTGAAGGTCCAATCATTGGCTGGAAAAAATGCCGAAACAATATCATTGTCAAACTTTTGATTCCAGCCAAAGCCCGCAAATCAAATGCTTCGGGACGCAAGTGCCGAGCCGAATTTGTCAAAGTAATTCAAGTATTTGGGGCCGAAGTCGGCATCTCAACGCACGACAACAAAACTACCTATCGCAAAGGCGAGACCGTCACTTGCAACGTCTGGAATGAAGACCGTTGGGTAGAGTGCGGAGGCGGCATTCATTTTTTCATTTCGCGCATCGAAGCAGAAAAGTATTAATTTCGTCGGCACCCCGCGCCGCTAAGCGGTCCTTTGGAGGCAACATGAGAAATAGAATCCTGATTGTACTCGCTTTATTTATTGCATTCCTGATCCCCGCGCACTCGAACGCACAGACCCGCGTTCTGCTCGGCGCGTCTGGCGGCGATAGCTTCGACAACTACAGCTTCGGCGTTCAAGCTGGGCTCGAAGTGCCGTTCGCCAAGCACTATGAACTGGACCTGCAGGATACCTTCTCTCCTATCGAATCGCATGTCTCGCTCGGCGCTGGCCGTGCAAACATCGCATCGGTGGGCGGGCAGATTTGGTTCAGTCCGTCGTGGGGAATTAACGGTCGCGTCGAAGACTCTGCCTACAACGTCACGAAAGTGACGAAGGATGCGGACTATGCTTTCGGCGGGCTCACCTATCGCGCGGTCGTCGGCGGATTACCTGCACGATTCTCGTTCGATTACATCAGGCAATTTAATAATGGGATCAGTCCATCAGGACTGGAATCTAGTCATCTACAAGGCGCAGACTTCGGGTTTACTGCGCGATTCGGGTGTGTCGGCGCGTTCTGCGTCCGCACGTCGGAAGACTTTGTATTTGGCGCGGTAAAAACCCAAGGAAACCCCATCTGCGACTCAACATTCGGAGTAACAGGTGGACCTAATGGCGGACCTTGCCCCCGAGCCACTGCATTTGGTGGTGGGGTCACGGCCTCACTTCTGTTAGAATTCCCACGTCACAAAAATCATGAGTACGATGTGTTCTAAATGAAACTCTCGCTCCACAAACGGATTGCGGGTCGACGGCGTGCAAAAAAGTGGCGTGACAACCACCCAGACGCCGTCGAAACCGTTCGTCAACGCTCTCACGCAAAGCATCCAGATACGTATCGATTCTCGTGCTTAAAAAATGCAGCAAAGACAAGAGGGAGACAGTGCGATATTACCCTCGACGAGTATCGCACGCTTTACTGTGAACCGTGCCACTATTGCGGCGGCGATCTTCCCGCAAACGGTCACGGACTAGATCGGATCGACCCGACGATTGGATACATCATGAAAAATGTTCGACCGTGCTGCACAGACTGCAATATCGCCAAAAACGATATGACTGATGACGAGTTTCGCAAATGGTCGATACGCCTGTATAGAAAATGGGCCAACCAAGAACTGGCTCGGTACGACAATCTACTCTAGGAGAACAACATGAAAAACCAATTTGTCGCCTTGGTACTTTTGGTTGCAGTGATTCTGACAGTGGGTGCTGCGATTGTGTTTCACGCCCCTCGCCAGAATCCTCCTATCGTTCGTCCGTTGCCCCCAGTCACGCGGGACATCCAATCCGAAATTCTGACCAAGCAATATGTCGCCGCGCTCGATGTGGCGCGCGTCTTCGGTCGCTCGCAAGGTTGCGAGAACATCGACCCCCAGACCATCAGCGACGTAGCAACCGAAGCCATCGCGGATGAACTGGACCCGCGCGTCCTGGCGGCAACCATGGCCGTCGAGTCATCGTGCGATCCCCTGGCGGTCAGCAATCACGGCGCGATAGGTCGGATGCAAATTATGCCTCGCGTTTGGAAAGAGAAGTTCGACTTCACGAAAGTCAATCTCTTCAACCCTGGTGAGAATCTACACGTCGGCGCCCTGATTCTCAAAGGATTCATCAAGCAGTACGGGCTGCAGGCGGGTGTCCGCCATTACAACGGAACAGGCACCGCGTCAGATGCCTATGACGGCACGTATGTCAGCAAAATTCTGGCACTCGCCGGGAGGAAATCGTGAACGTCATGACCGTTGTCTACACGCTGATCGCGTTGCATGGCATTTTGATTATTGTGGTCGCCTGCACACCCAACGACCGCCATTAGTCCTATCAAAATCAGTACTTTCGTACCATTGCCCGACCCAGGTGCATTTGATATCCTGAATGAGTAAACAGGAGGCACCACAATGAAGTTCCTAGCCAAACAGGACCTTGCGAAAGTCTTCCGAGCAGCGTACGAAGCGCGGACAGAAAAGAGCAGCCTGCATCATATGGCGATGTTGCTTCAGTTCTTCACGGGCGCGCGCGTCTCGCAGATGCTGAATGTGCGCGGCGAAGACGTGTTCGAGCGCGAAGGCAAGTACGTTATCCTGATCCGCGCTGCGAAGCGCGGTAACGAAGGCACCTACACGCTGCACCTGGACGTGGACCCCGCCTTCGACATGACCCCGCTGGTCGCGCTCGCGCAGACGAAGGGCCTCTCGCGCATTTTCGGCGGCCTCTCGCGCCAATATTACAACGAAACTCTGGTCAAGTACTTCGCGGCAGCGGGCGTCAACAGCCTGTACGCGCACAGCCATATCTTCCGCCATAGCGCGGCGATGCATGTTTTCGACACGACCCAGCGCATCGGCGCCGTCAGCAAGTTTCTTCTGCATCGGTCACCTTCAAGTGCGTTTGTTTATTTGGCCGAGAACGATGGTTCACTCGCGCAGGAAGCGATGGACAATTTGGTGCTGGCGTGATAGACTGCGGACTACTGAATCGAAAAGATGCCCAGCTTTGGAAACATTGGTGGACAGTACGCGGGCATCTCGCCACTCTACACGGAAATGGGCGCGGGCTGTTCTACTGCACGTTAATTTTGAATAGGAGAATCTTATGATAAAATTCAACATCGGCGACACCGCCTGGCTTGCGAAGGCAGGACAAGAACAGACCTGGATTACCTGTCCAGAGTGTCTAGGAAGCGGCAGGCTGCGCGTTATCCTCGGGGATGACTCCGAAGTCTCAATCGAGTGCGTTTGCTGCGAGCGAGGCTACGAGGGCTCGCCAGGGAAACTTCAGACGTACGCCTTCCGCGCGACCGCAGAGCCCGTCCACATTACTGGAGTCGAAACACGGATGCACGACGGCGTCATAGAGACGCGATATAACAGCGGCTGCTGGTCTGTCGACGAACAGAATCTTTACGAGACGCGATTAAGCGCGCTCGGTCGGGCGGATGCTCTGGTGGAGGAGCATGAAATTGAAGAGACCAAGCGTCTCAAGTACAAAGAGAAGCAGCACAAAACCTGGGCGTGGCACGTCAGGTACTATCGCTCCTGCATTCGCGCATCTAAGGAACAAATCGCGCGATACGAGGCGAAGCTGGCGGTCGCGCCAAAGAATCGCGTTGAATGCAAGGAAGCGGACAAAATCGAACCAACGGAGGCACTATGAAAAGGGTATCATTTAACATTGGCACGCATGGAGTCGAGACCACCGCCGCAGAAATGCGTCGCAGGCTGGCGCAGATTCTTTCCAAGATTCCTGGCGATCAGTTGGTGTTCTTCAATCTGACGCTGCACCTGGAAGACTACAAGCCCGCCCAACGCAATCCTTGGGTGACAGGCTTCACGGCAGCCGATCTTGCCGAGCCGATATCGTTTGGTGTTGTGTTCGGGGAACTCGCGCGACCCGAGAATGACTGATTATTTTACGCGCTCGACGTGGTACTGGTCTTTGATGTGCGCGTGCCAGTGCGTTCCGTGCGATGGTGCATCCAAGAACTGATTGTAGGAGTCTGCCGAAATCCCGTGGACAATATATTGGTAACCGTTCGTAAACCTGACCGTCATCTTCCGCTGATTCGTATCGTACTTCACTCCGTCGAGGTGGTCTGAACTGAGCGGCGTGAACCCATCAAATCTGTGGGCGGGCATAAAAACCTCCTGAAAATTAGAATCCCGAGGCCACCTTTCGGGCGACCTCGGGCGGTGGTTATGCTGCCATTGCCAAACGTCGGGCCGAAGCCACGTTTGTGCGACTGGCGAACATCACAACCTGTGCGAGTTTAGTTTTCGCATTTAGGTTTGATCTAGTTTTACGTCGTTGTCAGGACGAACCGAACAAGCACTGTCACTATTCTCATCTGTCGAAACTAATTCAGGCCCACCGTACCGCCCAGTGGTTAGATCGTCGGCCCTTTGGGCATCCGAACATCCGTGCTGGACGGCAGGGTGGACCTGGGGGCTTTGCAGCCCCGTCCAAATGAGTAGCCCCAGCCGTTTTACGGTCGTAATTTTGGGGCGGAACGGCCCCAGCGAGCGCGTCTTTCGAACACCGAGCACATCCCTTGGCTGCAGTCCTCGGGATAGTCTTCATTCGACAAGCGCGCTCGCTGGAACCATTTCGTCCTCCACCAGTCACTTTCGTGACACCCCGATAGTACCAACCCTCCGTACTGCTTGTCAAGCACTAAATTTAAACTAAAGTACCATTGCGTTTCTGGGGTGAATTTGAGAGAATGTATGCATGGAGAACAACCAAATGACCAAACACACCAAAGTAGGCGGACTTTCGGGAACCATCCCAGCCTTTGTCACGCAAGCCCAGTACGACCGCTACGAAACGGTGCTCGCCGCGTGGCAGGCTGCCGTCAACGGAAAGCATTACGGCATCGAGGGCTTCAGTTTTCCCGCCGACCAGGTTTACGGGCACTTCGGCGCGAAGTACGCGCGGCTGGACATCGGCGGGTCGGGCGCATTCATGGTCGAGATCGAGTCTGGTCTGATCTTCGGCATCAAAGGTTATGGCAATGTCGACAGGAAGAAAATGTCGGGCGATATCTATGACCCGACGTTCGACGCTGCTGTTCTGGTCCGCGACCGCTTCCGCTACGGACGCTTTGAAAATAACTCTGACGGTTCTATCCGTCAGCCGATTGTGAGACGATAATGAAAAACCCAAGAGTACTCAGTCTGAAAACCGCCGATGCACCCCGCAAGGGTGTCATCGCTTACGGCACCGTCCAGAGCGTATCCCGCCCTGGCCGTGTCAATCATACCGTCACAAAGCAAGGGCGCAGTTGGGCTTGCTCGTGTGAATCGTTCCTGTTTCGTCGCACCCCTTGCCGCCACATTAAGCGGGCAAGAATAATCCTAGCTCGACGGAGGAAATCATGACCGTAACATTCGCACATGAAGTGACAGCCGTCCACCGTAATTGTGTTGGATTCATCTGCAGCGGACAACCGAAGATGGAGTTGCTTGCCGCCGAGGCACCGCTGAGATGTCCTGTCTGTGGACAACGCACTCCGCTATTCGGAAAAACGAAAGGATCATATGGAAACCAAACAGCAACGGTTTGATCGATTTTTCACCGCAGTGTTGATCGACCTGCGTCGACGACTGAAGGAAGACGCGGCGCCGCGAGGGTATGTCAACGATTGCGGAACCGACTTTCAACCGCTCTGGCGAGACGACAACGCAGGATGGACCCGATGATGCGGGCTGGCGTTATAGAATTCAAGCGATGGTACTGGAGACGGCGCGCGCGGCGCGCCACATCCCGAAATGAGAGGCTAATATGCGTTATAAAATTAATCAGTCTGCTGTAGTTGCGCGCGTTCTGGCGTTCCTGTTCCCGCCGAAACTTCCTGGTCGTGTCGAGGGTTGGCAAGACCGCGTCGAGACCGTCCCGCAAGAGTCTGGGAAGGCTGAGCCCGCCCGACGCAAACAGTACAGGGACGGCATCGAGAGGCACTTCGCAGAAAACAGTTGACAGCCGTCCTCGGCCAGCGTAGTATCAGGAAATGAGCCAAAGCCCAGCCGTCGAATATCGCCGTCTCAATAAATTGTTGTGGCAGAACCGTCTCCCCAAGGCGATGGTTTCATTCATTGACGACGATACGATGCCGAACAACTTTGGTATCACAATGTGGGATGAGGATTTTGTCCTACCTATTATCTTCATCAACGCCTCGACGAAACGCTGGCACAAAGTTCTGATCCACGAGATGTGCCATGTGGCTGAACCGAATCTCCCGCACGGGAAACTCTTCTTTGCTCTCGTCCAATTCTATGTTCGACAGGCGAAAAACACCAAGAAGGGGTACCGAACTTTATGAAGAGTCGCTCATGTGGATGGAGGTCCCCGCGCAGCCTCGGGCGACGGAGTTGGGGCTGCTGGCGCAGGCGGATGTCCAAAGGTGATGACACGCGCGGCGCAGATTCCTACATGACTCATGTAGCGGACGCGGCCAGTTTCGAGGCTTTCAATCGCCAAGAAATTAACCCAAATCTGTCCGCTGAAACTTTACCAGAATCCAGCAGCATGATCGACTTCAAAGCATTCGCGCAGGATTATCCTGAGAAGTTGCTGCCGTTGCTCGAACGGCTGCGCCCTGAGTTTCAAGAGTTATTCGCCGAGTATTGGTTGCTCGGAAAGTCCCAGAGTTTCATCGGGCGCGTCCATGGCTTCATTCAGACCCGCGTATGGCAATCATTGCGAATAATTGAAAGAGCCCTTGGGTCCTTGATCGTCTTGGGGCCAAATCCAGATGCGGAGGTTATCCGCTTCATTCTACGCAAAGAGTGCGTAGAATCGACGCCGTACGGATCACTGACGGACCTGATTCTCGCATATGCCAACAGTCAAAACTACGCTGTCGTCGCCAAATCATTCGGAGCACCTGTACCCGCCATTCGCAAAATCTTCCGACCTGCTATCGCTCATTTGTCGGCCAGCAAAGACCTTCGTGCTGCAGCAGTAGGGTCTTATCTTCACAATTTGACACACCAGGCGTCACTGACAGGTGCGGGGTTGAGTAAACGCTGCATGGCACGAAATCGCCGTGTCAAGACTTTGCGGTTCGATGCACCGCCATCTGAGACCTCGTCGCTGCTATCCTTCAACCGCACCGAATCGCTCGGCGACACGCCGTGGGAGATGTTGGAAATTTCATCTGAGGGGCGCATGCAGCAGATTATGCCGACACTCCGCGAACAAGGTAAGAAAATATTCGGCAAAAAGCCTGCGCAAATTTTCGCTCCGCTGAACGCCGAGGGCGAACTCACTTTTGGTTATTTATTTGCAAGAAGCGTCACGCCTGCGATAGTGCGCAAGCTGCAGAAGATTCGTGGGATGGGGGAAATGTCTACCATCTGCGATGACGAAGGGATGTACTTGCACGCCGTTCAGGTGCCTCATGCCGACATCCTCAAAATGATAGCGGAGCACACTCCTTCACATATTATGAAGTGTCGTGTAGGCCAGTTCGTTCGAATTTTAACAGGACCAGCGAGCGGATACCACGGAACCATCCTAAAAATCACGGCTAAAGGTGTACAGGTTCGCGTAGATTTCCCGTCTGGGCGACAATTCCTAATTGACGCCGATCCCACCAGCGTGATACAATTGGACGTGCCTAAAATAAAACAAACTTTTTGGGGTAGTCGGCCATGAAAAAGGTATGTATAACTCCAAGTTGTCCTAAACTCGCGCGCGCGAAAGGGATTTGCGGCAGTTGTGAATCTCGTGCTCGACACGCTAAAAACCCTGAACGATCACGCCCATGGATTGCTGCGCATTCCGAACATATCTCAGTTCGCACTCACTACCATCTGATTCGAAATGGGGATCAGTATTATCGCGGAATGCCTTTTTATGCTGGATGGAACCCAGACAAAGGTGGGTCCTATGGAGCGGGCGCGGAATGGATAATAGCGAACTTAGGACGCCGCCCCGACAAAACCTACCAACTTCACATCGTGGATCGATTGATTGGATTTATGCCCGAAAACCTGCAGTGGGTACATCGATCCAAACACCAGCAAGAAGAAGTGGTTGCAAAACTGAGGCTTGAAATTCAAAAACTTCGCCGACAACTTAAATATCTATTCCCAGATGTCTCGCCGTCGCGTGCACCGCAACCACTATCGGAGTGAGAGAATAATGCAAGACGTTGTGTATTTTTTCCCACCGCGCATCCGTCTTGCGGTCGTCTTTAATTTCCGTGATGTCTGATTGCAACGTAGAAATCACCCCAGAATCTGGATGAAACAGCCGCTCAGTCATCGCCTGCGACGACGTGACCGCCGAGGTTGCGAGACTTTTAATCTCCGATAATTCTGACATGACTTGAAGTTCGAAATCGCTCGCCATAAATCCCCTTTACTTATGAAGCGCGGTGAACACGACCCCGGCAATAGCCGCAGCGGCCACGACAAAACCAAAGATGTAGCCATACATGGCCTGAATTCCGCCCGAATTGCCGCTCGACTGCGAGCGCGATTCCTTGAGACTCACCACATCATTTTGAAGCGCGCCTATCGCTTTGTTGTATTCTTTTTGTGATTCTTCAGCCTTCGAAATCGCCTTTTCTGAAGCAGCGAAAGCCGCGTTAACGGTTTTTTCCTGCGTCGCCAAAGCGACTGTGATAGCGGTCTGAGATGTAATAAGCGCGGCGTCAACGGCTTCTTTTTGGGAGGCAGCCTGTTCGTCCAATTTTTTCGCGAGGTTGGCGATTCGTTCCGCCAGAACTTCCAACCCGATGTTTATTCCGTTTCCGTTTTGGTCAGCCATAAAATCACCTTGCAGATACTTTTTGTTCTGCTAAAAATTCCTGGTCGTAGGCAGTCAAAACCCACTTATCGGGGTCAGAAATCCAACCTTTATGCCAAAGATCGCTGCAGCGTACGCCGACAACTTGCCCAACCGAATAGATCATCCCGTGGATATCTTCGTTCTTTGAGAGACAGTTGGGGCAAATTGGTGACCTCTCCATGGCAGTCCGCCTCTACTTATGGAAAAAGAAGTCTTAAACTCTTGGTACTCTTGACGAACTACCGAGACTTTGATACAATATAGGTCGGTTGCGAAAAGAGGTCGTTATTATGATGATTCGATGCATCCGATGCGAAACAGGTTTTCTTAGATTAGGCCCCAACCAAAGGTATTGCCCGCCCTGCGTTGTGCCCCACACTCGGGAGTATAATAGAGATTACAGCAAAAAACCAAGGGCTCAGAAAACCAAAAAAACAATCAACTCCGCCCCAAAGAACAAACACTACGTTCTAAGACATATCCTTAAAAAAGAGAATGTCCCTGTTGATGATTTGCTGTGGAGATTCCAGTTTTATCGCGCTCTTGTCGCTGACCAAACCTGCCACTATTGTCAAGGGACACTAAACATCTTTGGGTCTGGTCTCGACGCCCTGGATAACTCCCAAGGGCACCGTTGCTATAATGTGGTGCCTTGTTGTGGTGCCTGTAATCGCATCAAAGGTGCCCACATCTCATATGCTAGGATGATGGAACTGGCTCCGATCCTTCGAGAATGGCGAAAGATAGACTCCGCAAATCTTCTCTAGTACCTTCGTACCATTGACCGAGGATATGGAACACCTGTAATATGGTGGACATGGAGGCACTATGAAACGCAGCATTCAAATTACCGAAGTAGAACGAACAATGATTATCGCCGCACTGATGCAGTACGGCGCGCGCGACCTAGCCTTTCGCATTGACCGCGAATTCATCGATGCGGATACCGCAAACGATGGTCCCGAAGTCGAGGGCTTGATTTCTGTTCTACGGCGGAAGTCATGAAACGATCAATGCAGGTGTTTGTTGCATGTATTATATTTGCAAGCGTTCTAAGTAGCAATTTGAAGCGCCAAGATCGAACCGCAACGATGCAACAAAAACGATCCGCTGTAGAGAGCGCAGACCTGAACATCGTTGCAACCGCTACAGCGGTTTTACGTGCTGTCCCAGATGTTGATGATTCCCTTCGCGCAGACTTATGGGACGTGTTCGTTATATCCCCCGACTCAAAAAAGTTAGCTTCTCAACTCGCCGCCCTTGGTCTTCCAGACGTGCTGCAAGAAGCACTGGTATCCGCTAAATCTGGGCGTATTCCCTCCCAGGTGACTGCGGCAGATATATCTCGTGAAAAAATGGCGCTGCTAGCCGCCGCACAAAAAGAACAGGAGACCAAATGATTTTCTTATTTATTGCGGGATTCTTTTTTTGTGTTTATCTGTTAGGCGGCGTTATTTCGTAAGTTCATAGGCTGCGCCTGCGGCAGTTGTTGCTACGCCGCCACCAATGCCGACTAATTTCAATACGGTATTCCGAAGTGCGCGGGAATCCATAGCAGTCTGCCCCGCCTTCTGCGCGTCGTAGAGAACTTGTTTCAATTTGAACGCTCCATCCTTACCCAAGGATGTCTGCTGCATGCGAGAAATTCCGAATTTGTTCGGCTTATCGAAATTCTCCAAAGTTTTAATCGCGGCATCTACATCAATCTTTTCAGGAACACTGTGCGCGACGTTCCCCGAAATCACACCCTGACTCCCGAAAAACTTGCTGTTAAAATCTTTATTGGCTTGTGTCTCAGCAAATTTCGCATCCGCTTGCGCCAATGTCTTGTCGACATTCGGCACGCCTGATCGGGCAGCGATGGCTTTATGTTCGTCGATAGAATCCTGCGTGGCTTTAATATTGCGTTGAGCAACCGCCTCTTCAGGCGACCCAGGCGCTGCGATACGTGCCGCGTCTTGAGCGGCATCCATTTTGTCATACAAAACTTTGAAGTCCGTTTTCGCGGCGTCGTCAACCGTCTGATATAATTTCTTGGCGGCGGCGAGCGGAGTCTCCACATCAATACCTGACCGTAAACTTGCGCCGACCGTCGGGGCCGTCGCCTTTACCCCTGCCTGCGCTATCGGCTGAGATACAGCTTCGCCTGCGGCTGCAGGGCTGGCCGTCTGCGTCTGAATTAATTTTCGAAATGGATTCGTCAGCCGCGTCATCAACCCTTCGGTTGACCCTGCGGGGGCCGCAACAGCATCTGCAGCGGCGCTCAACGCTTCTCCACCGACCGCGACACCCGCGCCCGTCTTCAAAGCCTCGGGCAGAGTTGCACCCTTAGCAAGTGCTTCGGTCGTTCCGACTGTCCCTGTACGGGCAGCGTTAACGCCGTGCTGAAGAATTTTGCCGATGTACGGCGAGTCTTGAGCTATTTTAGCTATTTTGCCTGCGATACCTATTTTGTCCGCGATTGCCAAACCTTTGAGGGCTTCGTCGCCCATCACAAACTCCAGCACGGGTTCGGCTATGTCGCCTGTGGTCTGTCCATGCTTCTCAGCCGCCGAGCCTGGTCGAAAATATTCGCGTTCTGCAGACATCGCTTCGGGAGATAGGATTCTCTTCCCGACCCACGGTAAGGATTGAATCGTCTCCCCCATGCTTGAGACAGCGCCTTCGCCTATACCCTTGGCAAAGTCACCGACCTTACTCAACGTGCTTGAGGTGTCAGGCGGCGCTTCGGGTGCGCCTGCAATCGGTCGTAACTCGGCGCCAGCGGGCAATCCTTGAATCTGGGATGGGTCGACAGCGGGCTGCGAAGCGATTGGCTTCAGCACCGCTCCTTCAGGAAGTCCTTGAATATCGTTTGGTGTCGCAGCCATGGTAAGTCCTTACTGTCCGAGCGCCACGTATTTATTTCCAACCACATGCCCTGTCAGTTTGCCGCCGACCCATACTTCGTTGGACGCACCTGCTGGAGCCGCTGCGGGAGATGGATACATCGACATCAGCGCGGGATTGTCACGGACCATGCCTTTTTGCCGAGCAGCCATATCCAACCGAATGGTGTCGAACGCGCCCGACCCTTGACTTGCGGTATAAGCCTGTTTGATTAAATCCTTGGCTTGGCTCAATGTGGTTTCTGTCGCCGCGCCGCCCTGCAAAACTTGCGCGTATTCGTCGGCCAAGGAAGTCATAGCCGCTTTGAAATCTACGGTGCTGACGCCACCGAATTCTGTCTGTGCGCCTGTTACGAGTTTATTGAATGTGCCTTCATCAATCTTGCCTGGAATTTGCTTGAACATATTCTGCGCGATATCAATGCTGCCACCAGGATTCTGCATCGTTGTGAGCAAGTTGAGAGTGTTCTGTGTCTTCGGGTTCTTGGCGTAATCGTATTGCGACTCAGCCTTAGTAGCGGACCATGTTCCACCAGTCCACTTACCGTCCGCGCCTTTTGTTCCGCCGCCGAGCCGAATCGCTTCATCGAACGCTTGCTGCGCGAACGCAGGCTTGCGCGACGAAATAAGTTCTTGCGGAGAAACCAATCCAGATTGCAGCAATGAGCCCGCAGCCTTCGGGTCACCGTCCGTGATGGTTTGTTTCGCGGTCTCTTTAGCTTTATCGAACGTCAGCGCGTTCGCTTGTGCCTTCTGAGCCATCCCGAACAATCTTTGCACGCGCGGTTTTTGGTCTGCCGAAAGATTTGGGTCCGTCAATTTTGACGAGAGAAGTGCGACGGCGGCGGGCGCCTTATCTCCTGTCATTTCGCTCGGGTCAGTTTCCAATTTGTAGAGCGGGTCCGCTGCGTTCTTTTGAGTCTGCGCAGTAGTCGCCTTCTCTTGCAGAGCCACTTGATTTTGAATTTGCGAAGTCGCGGTCCATAAATCTTTTGGTGTAGCCTTCGGATCAGCGAGCGCGCTCTGCAATTTTTGAACGTATGGGTCCTGTGCTCCCAAAATCTTCTGAGCAGCCCCGAGTTGCTGCTGCGCGTTGGTCGTGAAAAATGCGCTCGCGCCTGTTGCACCCGCAGCGGGTGTTGTTCCAGCCAATGCGGAATTAAATTGCGTAGGCGTCATGCCTCCATGTTGCGCTTGGAAATCCGCGCCTGCGATGGCTTGACCTTGCTGTTCGCCAGCCAGTTTCGTCTGAGCCTCGGGCACCTTCATGTGCGACAGGGAAATTTCATCAGGCATTGTGGCGGTCAGTATGTGATTGTTGATGTTCGCTTGGTTGGTCTGTGCGGTCGTCAGTTTATTGCGGAGTTCCGCGTCTGTTTGCGCTTGCGCAGAAGCGACGGCGGACTGTTTCATCTGTTGCCGCTGGGCTTGCAATTGTTGAACTTCTTCGGCACCGCCTTCTTTCCCTCCTGTAGATAGAGACTTACCAGCGGCGGAAAGTCCATCCGCCAGCCCTTGCACCATCGACAGCAAGCGTGCGTGCGGTGGCGGGGGTGCGGGGGGCGCTACAGGCTGTCCTGCAGGATTAATCGCGTTGGGGTTCGAAGCAGCCGCTGGGTTCGAAGCAGCCGCTGGGGCATCTGACGGTGTCCTGTACTGGACATCGGGCGGTGCCATTGCTTCTGGCACGGATGCGGGCGGTGTTTGTGGTTGAGTTTCAGCCATATGCTTATCCTTGCGCCTGTTCTGGCGCTGGCGCGGCCTGCGGAGCGGCCTGAGCCGCTGGAACCGCTGATTGGTCTGTCGGCGCCTGTTCGTCGCCTTGCGCCCCGCCTTGGGCGGTTTCTGGCGCTTCCTGAGCCTGTTCCTCTTCAGGGCCGCGCAGGTGAGCGGCATGTCCGCCCTTTTTCGTCCCAGAATGGGCTTGCGCGATAGCCTGCATAGGTTTGTTCATCATTTGAATCATCAGGACACCAAAATCCTGTAAACTCATGCCCGACCCAAAAGTTTTCTTGACCAAATTTAGATGCCCCTGAGCCGTCTGCACAGTCGGGTCGTCATCGCCCAGCAAGAATTTGAAGTCCGTCACACACTTCTGAGCGGCATCGATCACGGCCTGGGCGTTTTTGTCATCTTTTGGAATCATCGTCTGCCGCAATTTTTCTGCGGGATGGCCGATTGTCGATCCATCTCCCGACCCGTAACCTTTCCCTTCCGCAGTATGATGAGATGTCAAAAGGTTCCCCGCCAAACCACCATTCTGTGAGGACGCCACACCTACCGCATCGATGTGATCTTTTGCTTCCTGACCTTGCAAATACGGAACTGTAAAACTTCTGCGCACGCCCGACTCATCGAACAATTTTGCAAGACGTTCGTTGAGAGCAGAATAATCCTTTTTTATGTTCACTGTGTCGGGCATGATAAAAATCCTTTTATACGTGTACGCCTGGAATACCCGCGCCTGCGGTGACGAGGCCGCCGACGGCACCGAGTACGCTGCCAAATTCCTGATAGCCTGATTCCTTCGCAGCCAATACACCTGAACCTGCGTTCACTGTATCGCCGCCTGTCGTCCCTGCGCCTGTGGTACTGCCGCCGACTGCGCCTTGCGCCGCGCCGCCTGCCTGGTTCAGTTCCTGTATCCCTGCCATCATGTTCTCACGCTTCAACGCTTCGTTGTTGGCGTCAATACTGGAAAGAGCGCCTGCTTTTCCCAGAGATGCTTCTGTGGCGATCTGCCCCGCCATCGCGCCCGTCGGCCCGCCGCCAATATCCGCGCTGCCGTATCGCGCGCCTGCTGCGGCTGCGCTGCCGATTGCATTTTTTGCGGCGCGTGCAAAATTTTCATTAACGCCTGTCCTCTGAATCGCCAATGCTGCAGGCGTATATCCCATCGGATTCGTAATCATGTTATTCGCGACCAAGGTCTGCTTCGCTTGAATCGCTTGCTGCTCCGAGAAGGATGTCTTCGCGTCGTTCAAGAAATTCGTATTCGCTGCAAGATTTGCATCTTGGAGTGCCTGGTCATTCTGCTGGACTTTCCCGCCAGAACAAAAAAATGCGACTGGGCCATCGTAATCGTAGCCCGTCCAAAAGATAAGTTGTCCTGTCTCTATATCATAGACAGCTTTGGTGGTAATTCGCATAAGCAAGGGTCTCTCACTTATGGAAAGGATAGTCTTATTTTGATGACTCGGGCTGCTTTGCGGGTATCGTGAAGCGGAATAGTTCCCTGTCATCGCGCTCAAAGCCTAGGCGCGCGGCAATATGGCTCATCGGATAAGAACTGCGCGTGAGTGTGTTTATTTCTCGGATGTTCTGCTGCACGGCGAGGCCGCAGCCAAACTCCAACAGCCCCTTCAGGGCTTGCTTGCGCTCGTCTGCCGAAGTGGTTGGCGATATCGATAGACAGGCCAAATGCCAGGTTGGGTATACGGGTGCAAACATGACAGGATTCCCATCCAAGCAGGCTACGAGCGTGAGGCAGGCAGGATTACCCCCGCCGATAGCGCGATGCACGTCTGCGGGGTCCACCAGGGGGTTGGATTTCACCCACTCAACGAAAAGAGATGAATCTGAAATTTCTGCCAGCCTATAAGTCCATTCGCTCATTGACGTTCTCCCTGCGCTGTAGTATACTCTCTTTGGTGCGATATGACAAAGAATAAAGTATGTAAAAAATGTGGTATCTCCAAGCCTCTCGCAGATTTCTCTCCTATGCGACGCGGCAAATATGGTCGATGTTCCAAATGCAAATCATGCTGGCGCGACTATCGTAGAATCCGAAACGGATATCCTCGCCGAAATTCCCAGCACCCTGGCCAACCTTTTACATTTCCATGCGGTTGCTCTGGCGTTTTACCAGAACGACTGGGACAGTCTAATCAGTTCGCCTGTGCGAGTAGCCGAAACTATTGGTGCCGCGTATCACATATTTTGAAGTCGTCTGGACGCAAAGCACGCGAACGCAACCATAAACCTATCCCTTGCGATACGCCCCACTCAATTATTCGAACGATAATGGCTGAACCCGACTGCGAACGCTGCGGTCAACCTTTAACTTGGGAGTTTGGTGTAGGTAAAACGCCCCATCTCCATCACAGTCACACAACAGGCCAACCGCTCGGTTTTACCCACCCTCATTGCAACCCACAAGCCATGGAAGATGAAATTGACCGTCAGCGTGACGAAATCTCTAGTCTTCGTGCTCACCTCGCTATACTAACCTAACTGGCGCGGATGGTGCAGTTAGGACATTTCCTTCACCACTCGGCCCGTAGCTCGTAACGTGAATTGCATGAGACGCGACGTTCACGGGCACAGTAAACGATAATGGAGACTTATTCCCCGAGGCCACTTGCGTCGGTTGACCGCCCGCCCGCTTCAAATAGACGGAGGCGCCTTGAAAGTATGGACTATTGCTCGGATGCGTAAACTGAATCGTGACCGTTTTCTGACCCGCGATGGCTTTCCGCGTCACAACCCGCACATTAGTCACAGCGGGAGGTGTCGTGCGCGGAGCAACGACCGCAGTCGCGGGCTGTGTGGTCGGCAGAGCAAACACTGCTTGCGGGCGCGCGGTTACCTTGGTTTGCTCAATCTGCTGAGATTTCTGCCTGTCGGCAGGCCAAATCACAGGAGAAATTGTATTTGCTCCTGGGTGGACAACTGCGCGAATGATTTCGGATTCTTTGGTCATACCTTTACACCGATTGGTCCTCACCGAACGCCAGCGCCTTGATTGTATTCGGCGCGTTTTCTGGCTCGAATCGAACGCGGCACTGCATGTGGTGAATATACTGACTCATCTGTGTACTATTTACCATTGATACATTCCACCTCAACGCCAATATAGAGGACGACGGATTGTTTTGCCCAGTCGGGGGCTCTTGCACAATCTCAGGCAAATAAACAAACGGGACGGCGGTGGTGGGCTGGACTTCGTTCGGCAGCACCCAGATGTCGGGATAAGACGGGCCGCCATGGTTGAGTGTGCCGACTGCGTCGAAGTATCCGATCACATGTTGCAACGGGAACAATTTTCCGCCGAGTTGCGACATCGTGATGCTGCCGATGACAACTTCGCAAAGTGCGTACGGTGTGCCGTCGTTGGCGCCGATTATGGTGTTGCCATCTCCCCATGAAGTCAGATCGCGGACATAGATATAATTCCCTTGGTCCAATTGAGCCTGGGTGTTGCCTGTCGAGATAATTTCGGCGGTAGAGATTGTCACTGCGCCAGAACTTCCGCCAAGGCCCGCCAATGCGATCCCGTTAAAAGTGCCGCCGCCCAGTGTGATAGAAATCTGCGCCAAGATTGTCCCCACCATAGTCGAAGGCGCAACGGATACGAAAGAACTGCCGACCACCCAAATGACGTTGCTTGCAAGCGCGCCGTTGATGAGTGCGATGGTCGAGCCGCCTTCGAGGGTGGTCGTCGACGCAGCGAAAAACACAAACTGGGCGTTCGCATTTCCTTGCGCATCAAGAACTATCCCGCCGAACGTGTTCGGGATGTCGAAGCTGGATGTTGAGCTATAATTTCCAGCAAGATATGTATGGCTGTTTGCGCCGTTCCCGCTTGTCGCCAAATTCACAGCCGTCCCGAGCGAGGTGAATGTCAACCCAGCGTAGTGCGCGTATGCCGCGACCGCTGCCGTATGCGCTGCAGCCGCGTTGGTATTGTCGATAATCCCAGGGGACATAATCACGCCTGGAGGAAATCCTGTAATGGTTGTGGTCGGGCTCGAACCGATGTTGCCGCCCGTAATCACGGTGCTGCCTGTGTTGGTAATTCCGCTCCACGCCAGAAGGGCGTATGTAGCTGCAACCCCTAATTGCGGATTTGTCGGACGCACCCCGCCCGTCGGCGTCGCTAACAGTAAACTATAAATTCCAACCGATGTCTCGACCGATTTCAGCGCGCCTACTCCGAATAATGGGAACGCAGGAACGCTCCATGACGGGACGTTGGGCCCGTAGCGCAAAATGCGGTCTATGCCGTTGCTGATGAATAAACCCACATCGGTTCCGTCACGGTGCAGTGTGACATACGCTTTGGCGGGATTGACGTTCGTCGCCAAGTAATCCGAAATATGTAGCCCGACATCTTCTTTCTGCGCGCCCAGCAATTCAAAGTACTGCTTCTGCGTGGTAAACAAACCAATAATCGAGCCGTCGCGGAAGACAGCGTTCGTACTGGAAACGCCGAAGTTGCTCAAAAAATCTGTAGCGTAGAAGCTGATAGTCTCAGGTCCGCCGAGAATTGCTTGCACGCGGTCGGCCAAGAAAACAAGCATCCCGATGCCGTCCGCAGTTGGCTGCAGATTCAGCACAGGTCCTGAGAACTTGAATCGATTCCCAGGAGCCCACGCTTCCTCGGGAATACCGTTCGTGCAATCTGGTCCTGAATCGAAATACACATAGTTTCCGTCAACCATCCAGAGCCGTCCCTGCCAGTATACGCTGATAGTACCTACAGGTTTGCCCAGCGGCGGAATGGATGAACCAGGTGCGCCAGGAGGCGGGTCGTTCTGATGGAACAGTGGAGCAATCAAAAGAATATCCAGATCAGGATCGATGACAAAGTCGTCGAAGGTCCACTGAATTCCTGCGCCTGGGTTCGTGACCGCGCCATCAAACAAATAGGTGCCGCCGCCATCCGAGAGACGATATATTTCCACCGCGTTGAATGTAGCGGTGCCTCCGTCGAGCGTCTGCACCGAGTCGGAAGTCGTAAAAAATATTTGAAACCATGTGTTCTGGGTTCCGAGCGACTGATCTACCGCGATGACTTGGAACTGCTGACCGTTCAGAAACGTCGCGGTAGTCAAACCTCCGAGGGTGACCCAGATGCCAGGCTGGAAATTGTTGCTGGCGAAAATCGTCAGGACGTTCGCGGTCACTGAGAATCCTGTGATGGTTGCGACGGAGTTGCACAACGAAAATCCCTGGCCATCTAGCAAAGATGTGCCCTGGCCCGTGATGGTTGAGATAAGCGGAGCCGCAGTCCCAGAATCCGAAGTCAACGGTACAAACACGCCACCGTTGTTGAAAGTCGCAGTCCAGCTTCCGTTCAGGAGCACTGTGCCTGTCGTGGCCGTCGGGCCGTAGTTTCCAGCAGGAGGAGATGTCCCTGTCACTTCGAACTGCGTGCCGCTTAATCCTGTCGCCGACACAATCAGCGTCAACCCGTTCAGCCATGTTGCGCTCGGGTCCGTCAAGTTACTGAATGTCACGCTCTGTCCTGCGACTAAAAGATTGATGGCTTTGACGGTTAGAGTAGTACCGCCGCTGATTTGCGTCGAGGTCAACGGAAAGCTGGAGGACGGTTGTGCGGTCAGGACAGTAAATATCTGGTTGTTAAAATAAGTGCCTGTCGTCAACCCCTCGACCGTAAAGATGTTCCCAGGAATAAAGTTGTTGCTGCCGAAAAACGTCGCGACATTCGCGGTGATGGAAAACGACTGAATGCTGCCGTTCAGTGGTCCGAGAATCGCGCCAGTATTGTTGCTGAACGGGCTTGCTGTTGTCAGATGTCCGTACACCGTTCGGAAAGCGTAGACGTACGCATATCCGAAACTCGCGAGCGGAGAACCTTGCCCGAGGTTGGTCCAGGTGTAGCTGCCGTCCTGGGTCGTGATGCTGCCCAACAGCGGGTTGGCGTTTGTATTCCATACTGGAGCGATGGCTCCTGTGACGGCGGGATTTGACGCCACAGCCCAATATGGGGTTGTTGTCGTCCCCCCAACAAGGACCGTATAATTACTGCTCGGCGCAACACCTGTATTGGTTCCCGCAAACACGCTAATCCAAAAACCCCCACCGAACGAAACAATCTGCCCGACAGTATATCCAGTTGCCGCATTCCACGGCTGTACAGGACTCGTGGCAGTAACCGCGCGCTGCAAATTTCCGTTCGTATCCAACACCACGACAGGAACTGGATAATTTGTTTGCGGATACCAGACTTCGACAGGCCCGTAATTTGTCCATTGAATTCCGCCGTCGTTGACGATGCCGCCAATAGATGTGGGCCAAATGGGCTCGGTCGGACCAGTGAAACCTGGACCAGTACCTGCGGGCAGATGATAATAGACCCGCATGATAGTTCCGACTGGCGGACTCACACCCACAAGGACCGTTGCGCTCCCGACGGATTTGAGGGCGACGGTGATACCCATAGTGCCTGTGCTCCAAGATGGGGAAAATGAACCCGTCGCTCCTGGCGCAAAAAAGGCCGCAGACA